CCGATATATATACAGCTGTTTTTTTGTCCTTCTTATTTTTGTGTATGCTGTTTTTTTGTCCTTCTTATTTTTGTGTATGTTACTTATTTTTGCTAAAAACAAATATCATGGAACAGAGAGAATTATTATTTAATGAGGAAGGCAAATCATTTGTATCAGAAACAAAAGTAAACTCAGACTATAATCTTCATATCGAAATGGAGAGTGGAGGAACATTGGAGATTTATCAAAGGGGAAGTGATGAAGGAAAGTATAGGCGTTCATATATTGAACTAAAGTGGGGGGATGTAATAGATGCAGATTTTTGTCATGCAGTCTATCCTAAGTATATTAAAATTGTCGTATCGAGTAAAGTCACAAAAGCAACCATAAGGGAGGCAGGATCATGAAACCTATTAAGCTAAATACGTTTAAGCTTTTGACGTATAGATTCTGTGAGATTAAGAAGAAAAAGCATATATCTCCTCCTGAAGAAAAATACCTCGTACTCGACAAAGGAAAGCTCGATGTAAACAAATTAAAATAATATGCCATGGCAGATATTCAGAAATTAAATAAAACATTCACCAGAGAGCAGGTGTTGCAGTCTGATGAAATGAACGCTATAACGAAGAAGATAGACGAACTCGTTGATGGAGTAAATTCTTCTTTAAAGCAAGTTCCTGAAGGATATGTAACAGAAGAAACTCTTGCGCAGAAAGGGTACGCCACCTCTCAGGATTTAAGCAATGCTATAGGAGATATAAACACAGTACTTGATGAAGTGAACGGGGAGGTGATATAATGGGAACGACAGCAGACAAACTAAACAAGTTAAAAGAGAGCAAAGCCGCAATAAAGGCAGCTATCGAGGCAAAAGGAGTAGAAAACGTAGGGGGAATCCTGTCGGAATACCCGGCTAAAATAGCAGCCATTCCGACAGGGGATGAATACGCCTTTGAATCGCAAATGCTGATACTGCCGGTACGCTCCACTGCCATCACAACAAAAGAAGGCAAGACGGCAGCCGTAGCTACAAACGACCATATCAAGATTGTAGATGCAGACCTGAAGCATTACACGGTAAAAGAATGGAACGAGCGCAGCGTGGCCAACGGCTTCGACAACGAACTCATTGCTCCTCCGGTAGGATTCTCTTTGGAGTGCAACGGGATAAGAACGATATTGTATTGGCCGTGGCAGGGAGAATATTACGCCACGTCCGGCAGTACAAGCAAATCGTCAAACGCGATGCAACACTCCGTGTTTGAATACGACCAGATGACTGGAGCTCGCGAGGGTACAGATTATCATGGAACTGTGGATGAAAACCTTGGTACTCACGCCGCAGGAAGTCACTTTGCAGCAGACTGGAGCGTAACAGTAACGGAAGACGACAAGTTTGAACTCTATTGCGGCAATACCAAGCAACGCTGGATAATGGAAAAGAATTGCGGCAATGCCAACGCCATGATGGCGGACAATTACGCCGAACGCCTTGAAGCCATGTATGTACAGAATGAATGGCTTCGCCACAGGTTTGCCATCTGTAGCGGCATAGCATCTTCTGAAGCAGAAGGCACAATAACCAATGTGGAAATCCTAAATTCATCAGGCGTACAGGCTCAGGTAGGTGAAGATATGTTTTTCTTCGTAAACGGCCAGAACACAGGTTTGAAAGCAATGTACAATACAAATAATAAGTATTCAGTAAACAACGCATACTATTTCAAACCTGAATACGCTGAATGGCTGTACGAACAGCAGAAAACAAACGGTGTAAACATGAACGACACCGGAGTAAACTCCGCCGAACGACCTCTTCTTTCTCCGGGTGAAAAAGGAGCGGAAGCCATAACTGTAGACGGGTATTGGTATATCATTACCCCATACATAAGCAGACCGGTAAACTCTAGTACAAATTATGACTGGAATATAGCAGATTCTCATGCTGTATATTACATCAAAACACTTGAAGGGAAGTATATGGCAGGAGAGAAAGAATTATATCCATACTGGACGAACAAAAGCATAATTTCAGGATTGATAAACTATCTTAACAGTTATGAAAAATGGGGTATACCTGGCGTCCTGGGCGGCAACGTCTGGAGCTGTGTCCGCCTCAGTGGCACCAACGCCTGGTATGTGGGCATGGGCAGTGGCACCTTGAGCAACGGCACCACGAACAGCACCGCTAGTGTGGTGCCGGCCTCCGCTTTTTGATTTATCTCAGCCGTGCGGAGCACGGCTCATTAATTTTTGCATTAAAATATATTAACATTTAATACGCGACAATAGAAATGAACAGATCCGGGAGGAAACATTTGGACGCACCGATTATTCATGATGTGATACGCCTGAATAATTGTCTCATAGAAATCAACAGCAAAGCTTATAAAGTCATAAGCAGAACATATATAGATCCTATGCTGAAGCAAGGCGCATTGCTTTTTAGTTACGCTATGCGCCAGGTTCGTGGAATGGACTATTATAAAAGAGCTACAGAACTGACATACGAATTGCAGTTCGGGATATACCTGATAGTGGCTCTTGGAGGATGCAGCAAAGAGAAAGCGTCTGTAATAGATGTTTTGTGCGATAATATTTTATCTTCGCTTGCGAGGATAAAGAATGTCAGATCCGAAAAGTCTTGAACTATGTCGGCAGAACTGTTTAATGATAAAGGTCCCTGTGCTTGCGGTGAGCAAGCTATTTCGATTAACAGGGCAGAAGTCCTGGGCGGCAACGTCTGGAGCTGTGTCCGCAACAATGGCAACAACGCCTGGTATGTGAACATGGGCAATGGCAACTTGAACAACAACAACACGAACAACACCTATAGTGTGGTGCCGGCCTCCGATTTATCAGAAAAAGTGCCCGCCTGGATAGCTGCCGAAAGCGACTGTTACAAAAACAAGCACGCATCGCTCGAAGCAGCATCGTTTCATTTCAATCTGTCGCGTATTTATGAATTGATAAACAGAATAGACAACGGCTACCAGCCACAGACAAGCATCTGCTTTGTTCTCGACTACCCCGTGTATAGAGAAGTGTTTGCAGCCAACTACACCGACCGTATCGTGCACCACTACGTTGCTCCGATGCTTGGCGAGATATGCGAGAAAGTCCACGAAGCCAATGGCGACGTAAGCCACGGCAACCGTATCGGACACTCCGCATCTACAGCCATCGAGCAGATACAGCGGAATATCCGTAATGTAACGGATGGATACACAAAGAAAGCCTTCGTAGCCACAATGGATATATCAGGCTTCTTCATGTCGATAGACAAGGAAACCGCATACCGCATCTTGCGGAAATACGCCGATATGTACTACGACAAACCCGATAAAGAAGAAAAACTCTCCCTGCTTCACACCCTGATACAACACAATCCGGCCACAGACTGCGAGCGACGTTCCGATATAAAAATGTGGGATAAAGTCCCGCCCAACAAAAGCCTTTTCGGACTTCCACCCGACAAAGGACTCCCGATAGGAAACTTCTATTCCCAACTCCTCGCAAACCTCGTCATGGCAGAAGCCGATGCGGAAATGATAAAAACCGGAGTGAGATACACACGGTTTGTAGATGATATATGCGTGGTAGCAGAAACAGCAGCCGAAATAATCCATGCCCGGAAAGTATTCATCAAAGTAGCCGAGCGGTTGAAACTCAAAGTCCATCCCGATAAATTCTACATACAGCCGGCCTCACACGGAGTAAAGTTCTGCGGAAAGGTAGTAAAGCTGAACCGTATCTACATATCCAACCGCACAGTACATTCCCTCCATACAGCGATAGAAGAATACAGCCGGATGCCGTCGTACGATAACGCCGTACACTCCATGCAAAGCATAAACAGCTATTTCGGGCTGATGAAAGGAACAGCGTCCTTCAACATCAAAAAGCGCATAGCCGGGAAAGCTCTGGAAAAATTCTCCGAATGGCTGTATTTTCGCAACAAGAACGGCCGGTTCGTCTGTGTATTGAAAAGCAAATACAAACCAAACAAGACATCATATCTAAACCTGAACGATTATGTTTCCATATTCAGACCGCCGACAAGGTACTATCCGAAAAGGAGGTTCCCCCTACAACTCCGCGAGCCTGCATATATGCGAGCATAACGGACAACTGATAGCAACATTTAAGACCATAGACAACATGAAGTACGCAAAAATCGAAAACGACCAGCTACTCGTCAAAGAAGTAGAAAAAGGACAGGAAGTAGGCGGCAAGCTTACTGAAGAAGAAATCATCGCACAAGGCTACAAGCCATACTGCGAGACGGAGAAACCCGAAGGAGCAGACTTCTTCATCAACCGCGAATACGAAACCTGCATAGTGCAGGAATGGGGAACGATAACCGAAGAACACGGCATAAGTCGCGAAGCACTGCTGTTCTTTATCGAGAATACAGACAGCAACTCCGTCATCACACTCACACTTCCGGCAAAAGACTACGCCTCAATCGTCGAAGACGAAGAAATCCAGTCAGCACTGAAAAACAAACCATCAATCTCAATCGTGACATTATGATAAAATTTACAGAAAAAGAGATTTACAGTACAGAAGGCCTGTACATAAATCGTATCGGAACAAACATCTATTTCAAGCGCGCCAACCGCCTTCCTTCCGACATGGAGGAAATGTTCAAAGAAGTAAGCGATCTGCCCACCGACGAGCTGGGAGCCGCAAAAGCCGCGAAGATATTCGAGATAGAAAGCTACGACACTAGCGACGCGGTAAACAGCTTCACTCTCGACGGCGAATCCGTTTGGCTCGACAAGAACACCCGCGTAGGACTGATGAACTCCACCCGGATACAGAAGACAGCCTCGATGCTCACCACTACACTCTGGTTCGGAGGTAAAAGCTACACCATCGAGTGCGACACGGCCATACAGATGCTCTCCGCCCTTGAACTGTACGCCCTGCAGTGTTACAACGTAACGGCACAACACAAGGCAAATGTGGAAGCCCTGCAAAGCGTGGAAGAAGTGGAAGCCTACGACCACACAACAGGATATCCTGAAAAACTTAATCTGAACACAAAATGATACTCATAATCTTATCAATGGCCGTCATCCTCACATACGTGGGGGTGATGGTTTACAAAACAAAGGAGATACCTTACTCCATAAGCGACACATACTATTCGCTGGAGCATAAGCTGTGGTTCGGCTTCACCATGACCGCAACCGCCATCCTCCTCATGCCCGCCCTCCTCTCTGCTACCCCCGAAAGTTATCAGTTCACCGCATTTTTGATGTGCGGAGCGTTGCTGTTCGTGGGTGCGGCACCCAATTTCAAAGCCGGAATGGACAGACCAGTACATATTGCGGCTACCGTCATAGCGGCACTGAACAGTCAGATATGGATAGCACTTACCTGTCCGTGTCTGCTGCTTGTGTGGATTGCGTGGGCATTATATGTCGGTGTACGCTTGAAACAAGTCTGGAATGGGAATTTATGGTACAGCTTCGTGTTGTGCAAACCGCTGTTCTGGGCGGAGGTGATAGCGTTCGGGATGGTGTATGCGGAAGTGATGGTTAATGGATTATTGTAATATACGTACATTCTTCCCTTTCGCCACTTACCACCCCCTCCACAATAGCCTGTAGGGCCTGTCAAAACAAATGCAGCAAACCACTTGAGAGGTTTGCTGCATATCGCTCGAGAGGTTTGCTGCAAACCACTTTAGAGGTTGCTGGCGAATAGTTTTAAAACGGTGTCCGTTGAACTAACGGAAACCGTTTTTTTGTCCTTCATTTCCACATTTTGGGTGCCTAACTTTGAGGAAAACAAACACAAAGACATGGCAAATAGTTTAGGTACCAGACTGGCTAGAATCGACGTGCTTATCGGAGGTGCGGATCAGGCTCGCAAGAAAATCGAGGAGATGCGCAAGGAATGGGAAGAACTTGACAAGGTAATCCAGGAGGCGCAGCGGAATATGGAAATGTCCGTTGATACGGTAAATTATGACAAGAATAAAAAGATATATGAGGATGCTTTAAAGAAGCAGAAACAACTTCAGAAGTCAATCACTGAATCTGAACGAAATGTTAATACTGTACAGAAATACCTTACAGATATTTCCGGACAGACTCTGCGTAATTTGAATAACGCCCAAAGAGGATTGAGGGATATGTTGCTTGGTGTTAATCCGAAAGACCTTAAAACGCTCAATACAGTTCGCGATTACATCAAACAGATAGCCGATGAAGCACAGCGCCGGAAAGGGAACCTTGTAGAGTTTTCCGACATCATCGGAGATATTGGCAATGTGAGCGACAAGTCGCTTGGCATGGCCAAACAGCGCTTACAGGAACTTATATCATCTACTCGCCTAAACACGCAGGAAATTCAGAAATACCGTGAACAGCTTGCTCAGGTTGAAGCGGAAGAAACTCGTCGTGTCTCACAGCGTGCTCAAACCACACTAGGACAAGTCCAGACCGGCACATTCGATGGCACAATAGCCCAGACAAAAGAAGCCATCAAGTTGCTTGAACAATACAAGCAGCAGTTAAAGACAAGCGACATAAAGGGTATCAAGGATGTGGAGTCAGCCATTAATTCTCTCAATGAGAAACTGAAACAATCATCTGCCGAATTTACTTCACTGGAAGATGCGCTTGATAAAGCTGAAACGGTTGGTCAAGGTACGTTCGACGGTACATACGAAGACCTTGAAAAGCTGAAAAAATCGTTAGAAGAGTATAAGAAGTCGCTTGAAGTGAGCGACACAAAAGGCTTGAAAAAAATTGAAGATGCGCTGAGCACGATTGAGAAAAAACAGAAAAATTCTGTGTTAAGCGCAAAGGAACTTGATAAAGTCCTTCTTTCTCTGAAAACGGCTTCTCTTGAAAATCTACAAAAGGCCGCGGCACAGCTTCAGGAAGAACTTTCGGAAACCGAACGTGACGCAGAGAAGTATGTAGAAAAATCAATGGACCTGCGTCGGGTAAACGAGCAGATTAATGAAGTGAAGCGAAGCTGGCAGGAACACGATAACCAGATTGTAGCTACCATCAAGCGTTTGACAAGTTATGTGCTGGTATATGCCGGATTCAATGAGGTGGTAGGACGTATCAAGCAGTTGTATCAGGCTAACTTGCAGCTGAGTGACAGTCTGGCCGACATCGAGAAGACCACCGGGCTTTCCACTGAGTCAGTAGCCGAGTTGAGCCGTGAAATTGACAGTATCGACACCCGTACCGCACAGCAGGAACTTCACGACCTGGCATACGAAGCCGGTAAGTTGGGTATCTCTGCAAAAGAAGATGTATTGGGATTCGTGAAGGCAGGTAATCAGTTGCTCGTAGCATTGGGAGAAGATTTGGGAGGTGCTGAAGCGGTACGTCAGCTGATGAAGGTAAATGCCATTCTGGGTGAGACACAGAAGCTCGGAGTGGAAAAAGCCTTGCTCGCCACCGGTTCTGCTATCAACGAAATATCCCAGACCAGCCGTGCTTCTGCCGGTCCGATTGTCGATGTAGTAAACCGTATCGGAGCTATCGGAGAAGCGGCAGGACTTTCCATGTCCGATCTGATTGCGCTGGCCGGCACACTCGACGCGCTTGGTCAGCACGCCGAAATGGGTGGTACGGCTTTGAACACCTTTATCTCTACACTTACCAGTAACACCACCGAGGTGGCGCAGGCTGTGGGTCTGAGCGATGATTACTTGAAAAACCTGATTGAACAGGGTAAAACCATTCAGGCCGTAATCGCTGTATTCGAGAAAATGAATGCTATGGGCGGACTGGATGTGCTGGCTCCGATCATGAAAGACCTCGGTAGCGATGGGGAGCGTATCAAGCAGGTGCTCGTTACCCTTTCTTCCGGCGTAGACGAACTTAAGGCACAGGTGTTTACTTCTTCACGTGCGTTTAAGGAAGCTACCAGCGTGACGGATGAATACAACATCAAGAATGAAAACGCCATGGCCATCATGCAGCGTATGGGTAACGCCATCAAGGAATCGTTTATCAACAGCGGATTTGTGGAATGGCTTACGGATGTGCTTCGCTATATTTCGAGCATTCCCAACCGGTTTGAACGCGGAGAAAAGTCTATCCGACTGATGGCAGTAACAGTTCAGGCTTTGGTAGGAGTAATGATAGCCACGTCTTCTGCTGTGCAGAAAGCAAGTGCAAACATTGTGCTGTTTACGAAAATGGTAAAAGCAGGAACAGCATCTGTGAATATATTAAAAATAGCCTGGCAGTGGCTTTCAAAGGCTATGATGTCAAATCCATTAGGATGGGTTGTATTAGGATTTACTGCGCTGACATCTGCCATTACTTATTTCAAAAAATCAGTAGACGAAGCAACAAAGGCACAGTCGGAATTTGAAGCAGCCATACAGAAGGAAACATTTGAGCTTTCCAATCTGAAATATGCGATTGACAAGGCAAATGTATCGAACGGAGAGCGTGCGGCACTGATTAAGCAGCTGAATGACAAGTATGGGGCATACCTTGGATTTATGGTCACTGAAAACAACTATGCCGAGAAGCAGGAATACATTTACAGCCTGATTAATGCCCGTCTTCGTGAAACGCTTGCGCTGAAGATGCGCGACAAGATGATGGAAAACATTGCCGACAAATATACCGACCAGATTCAGGAACTTCAGTCGAAGATTATGCTTCGCTGAACAAAATGCAGAATGTGGGAGAAACCAACGCCGGCGATGCCATGGCCCTCATCATGGACGGGATGAATAAAGTAGTAGAAGAAGGAGGTAATCTGTACGACGCGCTGGATGGCTTTATGGAGAAATACAACAAGAACATAAAGCAGCTCCCATTCAGTTCCGACGCTTTGAAACTGATGAACATCCTGAAAAACATCCGGAAGGAAGCCGGACAGACTCAGACTTTCCTTGAAAGTACGCAGCGTGCTGCCGAGAGCAAGACCGAAGAACTTATGCTGCAAGACCTCCGGAAGTCCAACCAGGGCATTCTTTCTTCTTCAGACATACCGGAACTGAATACCTATTTGCAGCAGGCGACTACCTACGTGCAACGTCTGCGTTCAGATGTTGAATATTTGAATGCAAAACGTGAGAAAGGAAAGAAATTGACTGAGCTTGAAACTGCAGAGCTTGAAAGGCTGAATGAAAGGAAAGAAAAAGGGATAATGCTGAATAAGCTCGAGGAATCCAGACTGGAAGAATTGAACGATAAGCGTAGGAAGGGAGAGAATCTTACCGATTCAGAACTGAAGGAACTGAAAGAGAAGAACCGCCTGTTAGGTGTATATCAGTACAACATAGATCAGGTGGAAAAACGTATCAAGGCCATCGGACTGGAGTCTGTATGGGGACAGGGAGTATCGCTTGAAACAGCCGGAGTGGACAAGCTGGTAGCTACCTACAAAAAGCTGGAGGCCATGATGAAGAGCATTAATGAGGACAAGGACTATGCAGACACCTTCGCTGCCCGTGGATTCAAGTCGGCCAAGGAAGAATACGAGGCGCTGAAAAAGATGGAGCAGGATGTGGCCAAGGTGCTGGCTGAGAAATGGGGACGCGACACAAGCGGTAACTGGCTAAAAGTACGTAAGTCAGGCACACGTGGTGAGCAGAAGGAAATGAATGATGAAATCAGTGCGGCCATGTCTGCGCTCGAAGCTTACTTCCTCCGTCGTCAGCAGGCTATCCGTCAGGCATATCTCGATGAACAGATAACTACTGAGGAGATGAACCGCCAGATTGACGCGACCGAGGAAGAGCATCTGCTGGCACGTGTGGAACTTCGTAAAAAGCTGTTGGGCGAGGAGAACACCTTCAATCAGAATTTATACGGGATGGAAGGTAAGAACCTGGAATCTACTGCTGCATTGATTAAGAAGCTGGGCGAACGTCAGACCGACGGCTTACGTAAGAACCTTGAAAAAGACCTGCTCGAAGTACAGAACATGGCAGTGAAATACCGTCAGACTATCGAGAAGGAGCTGCTTAAATACAACCCCTTTGAAAGCCTTGTCAACCAGTTTGAGGAGTCACTTGACAAGCTTCGTCTGCTGAATACCGATGCGGAGAAAGAGTTCCGTATGAGTTTAGGATTTAGCGGGGTAATTGACGAGAGTGCAGTGAAGGAAAGAATTAATGCCCTTGTTTCTCTGTCGGAAGATGCTTACAGCATGAACGAAGATCAGTTACGGACTTATCTTAGCAACATTGACGCGGTATGGGCCGAAAGCATGAGCCCGGAGCAGATGTCGCTTATGCTGAAAAAGCTGCGTGATTTCTATCAGGATTCCAAGGCCGCTGCCGAGAAGTATGCAAAGGACATCAAGGAAATGATAGACGTTCAGTGGGAAACCAGCGGAAACCAGAAACTTTGGGAAGACCGTATAAAAGGTACGGACGAACGAACTGAACTTATGGGTGCTGCAGGTAATCTTGGACTGGCATCCACACAAAGTTCCTTCCTTGGTACTTCCGAAACGGATAATGCAGAGCTTGAAGCCTTGCGCATCCGCCTGGAAGCTGCCCGCCAGTATTATGAAGAGTTCTATGCCCGTAAAGAAGAACTGATACAGCAGGCTATTGCTTCCGGTGCTACCCAGCAGGAGGCAGAGGAGTCTTACCGAATGGCCGAAAAGGAAGCACTCGATGAACTAAATGCAGCAAGAGAAGAACAGGCGTCAAAAGAACTTGAAATCACGGAGAGCAAACTGAGCACACTAAAAAACTACACCGATGCAGTAGTAGATTTTAGTGAGCAGATGGGAGAAGCTGCATTTGCCGAAGTGGACGACCGTAAGCAAGCTGCAAAAATGTTGCTCCAAACAGCGATGAAACTCACCAAAGACTTGATTATGCAAAAAATAACCGAGTTATTGATGAAGAAGACTCTTGGAGACCAGGAAGTAGCACAGGAAGCGGCTACAAGTGCTACTGTTACAGCTATTCATGGGTCACAGGCCATTACGGATATGACAGTAGAAGGGGCAAAGACTGCAGGAGATGTAACTTCTGGTATTGCGAGGGGATCAGCAAAAACAATCGGAGACCTAGGATGGTGGGGTATCCCATTGATTGCAGTTATCAGTGCGGCACTTTCCGCTCTGATGGGCCTTGCCATGGGTAAGCTAAACAAGGCAAAGCAGGATGTGGCAGCTGCTACCGGAGTAAGCAGCAGCAAGGGCCGCGTAGCAGCCGGAATGCTTACCTACGCAGAGGGTGACTATCCGGTACTGGGAAACGACGGACAGATATACAACGCACGCTACCAGAAGGAGCTTAAAACGGGAGTGTACGGCGGAGGTGCGCATTTCGGAATCTTCTCTGAAAAGAAGCCTGAAATGATTGTGGACGGCGATACTACACAGAAACTTATTCTGAACTATCCCCACATCTACGACAGCATTCTTACCATTGCTCGTCACGGACAATTGAAGTCTGCGGCCATGCCTACATTTGCCAGCGGAAGCTATCCTTCCATACCGGCACAGATTACCCAGGTTGCATCCGGAGCTACGGATATGAATATTCAGAACGAGCAGATGACACAAATGCTTGGAAGTGTGGCCGAAGCGCTTTCCACACTTAACGATCGTTTGAGCAAGCCGATTAGCGCCACCGTAGACCCATACGGGAGCAAGGGTGCGGTAAACCAGTTGAACAAAGCCAGCAATTTTATGACTAAACGCGGACTGATAAAATAATGACACGATGAAAGGACTACAGATAAAGATTAACAGTCAGTGGGTAAAGCTGTCGGAAGATTTTTCCATTACACTGGAGCAGTCGAACCCGCTTTTCAATGACCAGGGAACATTCTCGTTCCCTTTCGAAATTCCGCTGGAACCCAACCGCGAAATTTTCAAGAACATAGCCGATCCGTGGGGAGACATTAACCTGAAGGACATTGACCGTATGCCCGCAGAGCTTTGGGTGGACGGCGTGATGATATACCGTGGTGTGATAGAGACCGACGATGAAGTGGAGTTCGAAGACACACTTCCGGTCACATTCATTTCCGGTAGCAGTGATTTCATGGACCGTATAGAGGGAATAAATGCAAGGGATATTCCACTCGACAGGGAGATAAAGCTTGGATATAGGGTAAAATCAGCTTCCACACAATATTCCAATACGGATGATAATTTATTTATAACCATATACCTTAACGATGGAGTGATGAATTACACCGAGAGCAACGAATCGGACCCTTATCCTATAAAGCCATATTGCAATGTAAGGGTATGTACACCAAACGATGCAGGAAGCTATAATATATTGGAACCCAGAAGACCGTACAGCGGTGTATGCTTCTACGTAATGTATCTTCTTGATTGTTTCTTCAAATATCTGAATATCGGCGTACAAAAGAACGATTTGTCCACAATGGAAGACATGTGCCGTCTGGCATTTTTCAGCACGCAGTGTCATACGGAAGAAAAGGGAGATTCATTTTCTGTATCATGGACAGATATTATGATGAATAATTTTATGGGTTCATCATTTTCTCTTCATTATGACTTAAAGTATAATGTAATTCCAGGTGCTAATTCATACAGAACAATTGCGACATTTCTTACCCAGAACTTTTCTTATAGCGCGGTGAATGTTTTTGCTACCAATCAGAATTTCCCGGATGTAGAAATGGAAGATTTGATTGAAGACCTGCAAAATGCTTTTGGTATTCGGTTCTTGTACGACAGTGCAGAAAATACGATGGATGTCATATATATAAAAGACATTCTGAAATCGGATGAAACATCCATTCTTGATGTGGAAATAGTGGGGATGCAGTTGAAAAAATCAAAAGAAAAGACCATACGCCTTACATACGGCCAGGAAGATGATACTGCATTCAATTATGATGATTATTCCAATGTGAAGGAAAAGAATAATTACATGGAGATTCTTCAGCAGGGACAAGCATCCAATGACACCACATGCTATCAGGATAAACTTACAGGGAACTCCTATCGTATAAAAGTGGACGAGAATACTGGAGGAAATCCTTCTTTGTTTGAGGTTGGTGGATTCCGTGATTATTTAATCGGAGGCACATCGACGGAAGAAGAGGAAGATGAAATATCTATCAACTTTGCTCCGGTGATGATAAATGATGTAAACGGTCAGACAGTAGTTTCAGAGGCTATGTCTGGTAAAGAAGGTCAGCAGATTCTTGCTGTATTTGCCGATCAGGAACTTCTGTCGGAAAGAAATGCAAGTTTCAGTCTTATTCCCGGGATATGGGGGGTAGCACCTTCTCGCATGATGAGATACAAGCATGAGATAACGCTGAGTTATCTTTCTGATGAAAACTATGACACAGAATCGGCAGAAGAATCACCTATGCGTACTTACGATGCCGGATATTGCCTTGGAATCATGCGCGGACCCGGTAGCGAATCAGGGATAGACTACACCGAAAACTACGACGGTGAAGGGAACGATTCGTGGGTACATACGGTAGCCAACAGTGCTTTTACAGCCGACAGCTGCGATAACTTTGGACGGTTCTTTGATTACAACGGCACGGAGCAGGGTGGAGTAGACCAGTCCGGACGATTCTCGCTCAAGCTGGTGGCCGGGAAAGACAAGTATCCCGCTTCTCAGGCATACCAGGACCGTGGACTGGTGTCAAAATTCCTTTCGGAGTATCTTTACTTCCTTTACAACCGGAAGACCGTGATACTGACAGTAAGAATGACCATATCGCAGATTGCAGGACTGGATATGCTCAAGCGCTACCAGATAGGTAACTATGTGGGATTCATCAATAAGTTATCCTACAGCATTGACCGTAGCGGGATTACGGAGGTGACAATCGAACTATATACCATTTAATGAAGAAATAAAACATGGCAATACAGGTATTACAGCAGCCGCCACAGATAGCATTTGCAGGCGACCCCATAGTGGTTAAAGCAAAAACCACGTTGAGCGGAAAAACGTTTCTCCGCATAAAGATTACGGTCAATGCCACCGCATTTGCCGCATCGGAAGAGTTTCCCTATTCAGAAAGCTATTCCTTTGAGGTTGGCTCCGACGGGATAGCCGTTTTCAACATCGGAGAGACCATAAAAACTGCGCTGTCAAGAAAGATGACGTTTGATGTGAACGGCACGCAGGCCCTTTCACAGATGATATACGCTGCACGATACACCATTACCTACAAGGAATCGTATCTGGACGGAATGGTAGAGATAGAAGAAGGTGAAACCACTTCCGAGCAGTACAATGCCATACCCGGAAGACTCACTGAGTTTGAACGCCTTACCACATCCAATGTAGATACCACAGAGATTTTAGGTGAGGGGCGTATCTTGAGCCGTAAACCGGAGGGAGATATTGTTCCATTGGGATGGATACTGTGTATTCCTGCGGTAAGTACCCGATCGGATACCATTACCTACAGCGTAGTGCAGGGAGAAGAATCGAAAGAATATTCCGATTATACCCGTGGTGCGCTGGTTCCCGATTCGCTTGTCATAAGTACGTTCCTCCTGAAAGAAGGTGAGCTTACAGTGAACACCGGATTTGAAACCGGGAAGAAGCGCTATGCGGTAAAGACAAACCCGCTCATGCGTCACTTCATATTCCTGAACGGATTCGGGCTGATGGAAAGCGTAGTCGCTTTTACGCGCGATGCGCTGGAATATGACATACAGAGTGAACTCTACACGCTGCCTGCTGACATTTCCTACCGTGCCACCACGCGAACAGCCAGCTATGCACAGGCACCTTCAGGAACTTTTTCCATGAGCAGCGGATTTGTAAACAGGGAGTGGGCCGAGTGGTGGCTCACGGAATTTGTGGTGACGCGAAAGGCATGGATGTACGATAACGGCACATACATACCCGTCATCATCATACCCGAAGAGACGAACGAACTTTATGACCGCGCTAAACCCGGTATGCTGTCCGTGAATTTCAGCGTGCGGTATGGATTCTCAGGAAGTACACTGAACTCATTCGTCTAACGGAAGGAATCCTTCTCCGTTTTTCTTCTGTAGTTTTTCTTTCAGTCGGATAACCTGCTGGCGGAGCATACGGTTCTCTTCCAGCAGGATTTCCGCACTGGTCATCCCGCTGGAAAGGTCCATACGGTTGTGGTCAGAAATAAGGTAGTAAGGACTTACTTCCAGCCGGTTGCATATCTCCAGCATGTCTTTTATGCGCATGGTGCTGTTTTCTTTTCGCCATGCACGAAGTTTCCATTCGCCCACTTCCATGCGCGAAAGCAGTTCCGAGCGGTTTATACCCGTCACGCTTTCTTTCCCGAAAAAATCATTCACATATTCCGGATGGAAAACTACCGTCTTCCAGTTGTCCGACCGGTAATAGTCGTACACATTTACTTCCGGAACAATGCCGTTATCCCGATAGAATATGTGTCTTGTGCTGATATGGTATTTGTTGCAAAGTTTCACCAGCGAGGTAATCAGCATGTTTCCTTCGATGAACAGTTCGCTGAAATTCTGCATGCCGGCATCCTGAATCACTTTCCGTCTGGACACTCCCACGACGATATGAAAGTTCTCCAGCAGTCGCCAGTTAGCCTTCCATTCCCTGACTTTCCTGTCTGCGTAGGTATATTCCGTGGATTCTTCTGCCACAAGCTCCGTTTCCTTGATTCTTGCTTTCAGCTTGCGGTTTTCATCCAGAAGTGAGATTCGTTCCTGACGGTATTCCCTTATAGCCTCTTTGAGTTCCGAAATTTCCTGCCACACGCGCGGTGATATTTCCGTCTCGGTGGCCGCGTACTTTTCAAGCTTCTCATTCTCGTCTTCCATGAATACGTCTATGTCGATTCCGAAACGGTTGCATATCCCGATAAGCCAGTTAACCGTACACCCGCCTATCTTCGGATTCTGCCACCTTACGATGCTGGTGACTGATATTCCGCTCTGACGCGAAAATTCAGCAAGCGAAGGAATTTTGGTAAGTCCCTGCGGGCCGTAGAGCCAGCGCAGGTTTTCGGGTATGAATCTCACTTCTTTAAAATCTTCATCCGGTATGACATATTTGAAGCGATTTCCGAGTAAATTTTCAGGAGGAGCCGACATAATGAAGTTTGACAGGCTTATGTGGAATGTGTTGCACACCATTACGATGTCATGCACGAGTATATTGTCTTGATTATCAACCTTTCTTTTATACATGTATGATTTTCCGTACACCTTCTCCGACACGCCTTTTTCGCTCAGGCCGAAGAGCTTTGGAAGATTATTGAACAGGAAAGAATTGAAATAGTACATAAAAAATCAGTTTAAAATTGTTATTTCCGTAACAATTATAATGCGATTGTCAAATTAAAATTGTTACTTTGTAGGGTAAAAATAACAAAAAACGACCGAAACCGCAAAAGCGAGAAACGACAATATATATCAGAAGTATGAAAATGAGCATCATTGAAGCATTATCCGAAAAAAAGTTGAGCCCCATGCGGCTGGGATTTAGCCGCTACCTGGTGGAACATTACGGAATGAGCATGAGCACGGCGTACCAGAAGATCAGGTTGAACCGCGTGCGCCGGTGGGAGGCGGAAGGCGTGGAAAAATGCCTGAGAGATTTTGATCCTGACTACGAAGGGGAACTGAAAGACTTCTTTTCCGGTGTGAGAAAGAAGGGAGAATTTATCGAGTTCATGAAAGAACGAGGTATGGGCGAACATGCGCTGCGTGCGCATTTCCGTAACTTCGATTTCACGGAAGTAGAGCTTCGCGGGCTGGAATCTATTTATAAGGAGTATAAGAAACAAATGGAGGAAATGTGATGGGATACATGCTGGAAAGACAATGGGAAGCACATACACGCCTTCAGGACGGATTCTCAAGAATTGTTTTTGAAGACGGAGAGGAAATTACGGTAAAGAACGACGGAAAGACGGGAATTGACTTCGTAGAGGAATACCTCGACGAGATGAAGAAAAACTATCCTTCACACCTGGTGGCAGCCGACCAGCTTCTGCAGATGCGACTTGGACGTTCTTATAAGACCATACGGAACCTTCGCAGCCGCTATCTGTCAGAGCTTGCGCTGGTAAGCCTGAACTGTTGTTTCGGACGCGAGGACGATATTCCCGACCATGAAGGCCCGGAAGACTTCAATACTGAGCACACACACTGCCCTATGCGCTATAACTGTCCGTTCAACGGATTCAACCCCGCCTTCAAGGATAAAAAGGAGGTGTGCTGTAATCCGGTGTACGAGTGCGGACTGACTCCCACTCAAGCTGCTGTGGCGAACATGCTGGTAAATACTTCGCTCACCTACGAAGAGATTGCCGACGAAATGGGATGCAGCTATTCCAATATAGACAACATGCGGAAACGTATTTTTGCGAAGTTGGGTGTGGCTACACGTCCTGAGCTTATGTTAACGCTAAAAGGAAAGCGGCTGGTATGAAACGAAGCAGAGCGGTATATGAACAGCGTTTCCATGTGCGTCACACGGAAATAGCGATAGGCTATCCGGAAGGTAGCGTGAGCATAGTTTGCAGCAACCTGTCGAAGTCGTGCATGCAGAAGCTTATGAACGAGCTGGTGTACGACGGATATTCTGCCACAGGAAGCGTGCAGGAAGATACGATTTACCTGCATGAGCCAGACCCTATTATGTGCCTGCCCGATAGCCTGAAAGAAATGATACAAGCCAAAATGGAAAGCATGAACTACGAGGTGAAATTCCTCTCTTAAAATTCCCTGAAATGATTTCTGACAAAACAGTTGATAAACTCAATGCGCTTCCTCTTCCCGACGTGATGCGCAACAACGGATACCTTCCCGCGTCGCAGACCGCACGCAGCGTATTCTATCGCTGCCCGTTTCACGACGAGAAGAACGGAAGTTTCTGTGTGAGCAAGTTCCCGCCAAAGGGCGAACGCTATGCAGCCTTCAATTGCTTCGTATGCGGCGAACAGAACCGGAGCAAGGGGGTCGGGGCCATCATGCTGCAGCAGCGTCTCTTAGAACGTGCAGGAGAGAAACACGACTTTCTGGATGCGGTGAACCGGCTGGCCAAAGACTTCAACCTGATTATTGAGGGAGACTACAAGAACGGGTTCTTCCACCGGGCACGGAAGACCGATCCGCAGCCGGAAGTGGATTTCCGCATCCGTAAGGGCGAGTTTACACCCGCCGAGCTCCGTGCGCTTGGTTGCCAGGTACTGCCCGTGTTCCGTACAGGCAGGAGTGGGAGCGAAGGTCCCGAGCAGACGGCCGTGACCGATTCGGAAGGCAACAACCTGCTTCGCTGTTCGTTCAATCCCGATTTCTACCGTGGCGACATGCCCGCTCCCTTCGACAGCACCCAGCTAAGCACCATTTTCAACCTCTATCCGCTGGAAAGCTACGTTACGCCCGAAAAGGCCGATGCCGACGGTGTGCTGACCAGCTACGAAGTGAAGTCTACACCTTCTTACCCGATTTTTCTTTTTCGCTACGAAGACGAGAACGGCTGGTGGGCACGCAAGTACGAGCCCTATTTCCGCGAGACGACCGATGCGGACGGCCGTCGCCAGCCCAACTACAAGTTTACCTGGTGGTACCAGGGAGGAAGCCGTCCGGAAGGATTCCACAAGGAAATCTACGGCGATGCAGACGTGATGCGTGCCCTGCAGACCGGGCGTGTGGAAACATCCGACAAGGAAGGTCATCCCATTATCAACATCGAGAAAACCCGGGTAGACGAACAGGGACGGCGTACCCGTGCCTTTACCGACGTGTTCCGCCGGATTGTCATCTGTTCCGGGCCGCGCGACGCCATCAATGTGTACTTCCACAGCGACGCCCATGTGGTGTTTCCCCACTCCGAGAGTGTGGAGATTTCGCAGGGAACCATCCGACGCCTGCTGGACATCGCCATGGAAGTGTTTGTGCTTTACGACATCGACCGTACCGGCATACGCGCGATGAACCGGCTGGCCCTGAAACACGTGGAACTGAAAGTGCTCTATCTGCCCGAAGACCTCTCCACCCAGTACAATCCCCGCAGCGGGAAATCCTGCAAGGATGCCGAAGAGTTCTTCAACTTCTACCCGGCAGTGATGCGCCGCAATGAAAAGCTCATGCACACCAACGTAAACCGCTACTTCGACGACCTGCTCAAGACCGCCCGCCGTATGCGGTTCTGGGACGTGCAGTACCAGACCAAAAAGCAGGAGGACGAAAGCAAGGTAGTGGTCCGGAAATATACCCTGAACTTCGACAATATGGCCCAGTTCCTTTCTGCCAACGGATTCTACAAGTACACCGACGAAGCGGATACGACCAAGTTTGTGCACATCAGCAACAACATTGTCGATGTGGTGGAAGAGAGCCAGGCACTGAGCGAAGCCAAGGAAATCATGAAAGACTTCCTGATATACAACTCACAGTATTACTCCGAGGAACTGAGTAACGCCATCAGTACCCAGAAGAAAATCGGACGCGACACCATGTCCGGAATCAAGAAAGTAGACCTGAACTTCATGTCGTGGGGAAAAGATTTCGATTATTTCTTCTTCCGCAACTGCGCCGTGAAGGTGACGGCCGACAGCATTGAGCCGGTGGACTACGTGGACCTTCCTTTCCATGTAAACCGAAAGGCCATTATCGACGCTGACTACCATCCGCTCAAGTCCCCTCTGTTCACTATCGAGGAGAATCCGGAATATGCCGCACGTAAGGAGCTGAACGATCAGCGAATGGCCGACAAGCGGATGAACGAGAACGAGCGCCGCCGTGAGGATGCAGAGTTCATCGCCTACCAGCGTTTGTACCGCTTTTTGCTGAAAATGCCAAAAGACATTGACCAGATGCCTGTCTGCGTGCAGTGGCTGTACGACACCAGCCGCATACACTGGCGAAAGGAAGCCGAGGCTATCCGCTTACCGAGCTGGAAAAGCAGCGCCAGGACATGCACTTCATTTGCAAGGTTGCCCTGATGGGTTACATGCTTTCGCGCTACCGTACAGGTACCATGCAGAAGATGGGAGTCGTGACGGAGTACACCGTGGCCGACGAAGGAAAGAACAGCGGAGGTACCGGAAAAAGTTTCTTCCGTTCTTTCTTCGAACTGGTGCGGAAGGTGTGCTACATCCCCGGTCAGACCTTGAAGAAGAAAGAGAACATGGCCAAGAACTTCGACAAGTTCCATTATACCGTAGACAGCATGTGTCTGATGGACGACCTTCGTCCCGACATGATGGGCAGCGAGTTCTACAACATTACGGACAATATCACGGTAAAGACCCTGTATCACGATGAAATGACACTGCCGCGAGAAGCTACCCCGAAGATATTCATTACCATGAACAAGATGCCGTTCGATATGACCGAAGGAAGCACCTCACGCCGTATTTTCCTGGCCATGCAGAGCGATTACTATCACGACGAGGACTACGCCGGCCAGTTCAAGAAACGCACGCCGCAGACCAAATTCGGGAAAGACATCTTTCTGGAAGCCACCGAAGAAGAACGCGATGAAGCGGTGTACATGATGCTCCAGAGCTGTCAGTTCTACCTCGGCCTGCAGGAAAGCCTTATACCGCCCATGTCGCAGGACGGACAGATGCGAATCCTTTACTCCGCCATCAAGGACCAGGTATTCATTGACTGGGCCAACCATTTCTTTGCGAATCAGTGGCACTGGTACCGTCCGGTATCTATCAGTGAAATGGCCATCAGCTACCTGGAACACCGAGGCGATGCGGTGACATTGCAGAGCGTGAAATCCGTGAAGAACGAAATGATAGAAAAGATGCAGGCTTACTGCTTCAATATGCAGTACACCATGAACCCTTCCATCGTCTACCGCTCGGACAAAGGCTCCAAATATCCCCGTCACTACGCCTGGGAGCAGGAGTTTATGAACGACACGATCCGCCGTGAGGAACGCACCCGAAAATTTACCCGTGTGTGCTTCTTCTACAAGCTGGGTGAGGAACCAAAAGATTCAAAGGAGATACTTTCCTGCCCGGAAACCGACGAAGAATGGCAGGAGAAAAAGCGCTTTGAAGATGATTAATAACCGTAAAAAGAAGAGAATATGGCAAGAATTTTAAAACATGAAATCCCGGCAGCATCAGAGTTTACGCTCCCGCTTTACGAGGGAAGCAAGCTGCTGAAACTCGATGTAGTAAATGAGAAAGTATATATCTGGGCATTGGAAGATGAATCAAAGCCAAAGCGGGGAGTAAAGTTCCGTATGGTAATGACCGGTGAAGAGATAAACCTTGAGCCTTACATGATGTATATAGGGACTTTTATACTTTTCAACGGTTCGTTTGTAGGGCATTTGTTTGTGGACACTTCTGTTCCGATGCCGATTTATGAAGGAATTTAAAATAGTGGGAGATATGGGAAACAATCAGAATGAAAAAGTGAGTATCACTTTTGAAGTAGAAAAGGATTTTATCAAAGCTGTGATGCTTGTTTCAGGAATCAGTATGAAGGACGCTGAAGAAGCTATGAATGAGCTCGACAATGTGGTTATCAATGAAGATACGCTTCAAGATTTAGAAACCATGGATGGCGACATCCAGCAGATAAAAACGGGTATTTCAATGATTGCCATCGGTATGGCGTACAAGAAAATTACATCCAAAGAAAAGAAAACTAAAACAAACGGACTTTTTGCGAAGCTCAGGCTTTGAAAGAGGAGAGTAAGAGGTTAGGAAAGGAGGAGTGGCAATAATGGAAGTTCCTATAATCATGGAAGAATCATTGCTGATGGTTAAGGAAGTGAAGAAATTGAAGAAGGATGGAAAAGCAAAATAAACCAATACTTGATGTATGTTGTGGAAGCAAAATGTTCTGGTTCGACAAAGAGAATCCGCTTGCTTTATTTACTGACATACGCGATTTTGAAGACACACTTTGTGATGGGCGGAAAATTTCTGTGAAACCTGATAAAATTGAGGATTGCACAAACCTTTCATTTGCTGATAATACGTTTAAGTTGGTCGTGTTTGACCCGCCACATTTGGTAAGAGCCGGTGAAAACAGTTGGTTGGCCAAAAAGTATGGTAAACTTCCAAAAGACTGGAAAAGCTTTATTAATGACTCCATACATGAATGTATGCGAGTGCTGGATGATTACGGTGTACTTATCTTCAAGTGGAATCAGGACCAGATAAAAGTAAAGGAAGTAATCAATGCTATTACGGATTACAAACCTTTGTTTGGGCATACTACAAAGAATAACGGTACGACTATCTGGATGTGTTTTATGAAAATACCAAAAGAACAAAACCATGAGACGAATACTTTATAACGCAAGCGATACAGAAACATTCCAGCGTATTGTAAAAACGGCTAAGAATGGAATTTTTGGAGGCACTTCGGCCACAATGGATTACCTTGATAAGTGCCGATGGTTTTTGGAACGATACGATTGTATAATCATATTTACACGTGATGAAGGAGCCCATACCTGCGGATGGTGGAAAAATCCGGATTACGAAAGATGCTATCACCTGTCAATCTCATTTCCTGGGGGATGGAACAGGAAGAAAGCGGAATATATTCTTGACAGGATATTCGGATATAATAAGCGTATGCTGTGGTGCGAGCCTCCATATTCAGAAGAGGGGAAGCAAGCTGGAGTACTCCACTACCGGCTATTCTGTGATGTGAACTGGAATCCGATAATGCCTCGTGGAGAAGTATATTCCACAAAATTTACGGAGCTTGGATGGAAAAGCTTTTCGGAACTGCATGGAAAATAAATAACGCTTAAACAAACAAGTTATGATATTACACAGATTTTGCTCACAAGAGGAGTTCGACAGGTATATGCGTGGAGAGTTGCTGGTGAATGAAAAAGACCATAGTAAGTTTAGCAAATCAACATCCATAGGTTTTTGCTGGTTTTGGGAGGAACCTTGGTATGCCATTGAATATCTGAGCGGGATAGTGAACAGAGATATATGTATTACTGTAGAAACGGATAGCAAGAATGTTACCGAATCCATGGGGTATTACTGGGGAGAAGATGGACCCGATTGGTTTCCCGAATACTGTTGCACTTCATACGACAACGAACGATTTAGACTGGTGGAAGCAACAGACAAGTTCAGATATGATGAGCCGGACTGACAGGAAAAGTGAGAGATAAACCAATACCAATAAAAATGAAGAAGTATGAAATTGATTAAGCACATGAGCTGGGATCTGAAAGGAGTTTTGAAAGCCTATGAAGGCAAAAGCATGGATGGACTTTTAACTGTGGAAGGGAAAGAACTGAATGATGCTGAAGCAAGACAATTCATAAACGATTGCATTGAAAAAGGTTATAAGTGTATGCCATTAGGGGATAGTGACGACTGCCCGGATTTCGATTATTACGGAGGTGGATGCCCTGGGCACAAAATTGAAGAGGAAAATTACCATGAGTAAGCTGATTCAAATTCCAAAGATAACTGATCTGCTTGGGAGGAGCTGGGAGCAGCCTGACGAAAGCGATATTTTGGTGGATGAAGAATGTGCTATTATGTCGAGAAAATCTTTTGACAAGCTGAAAGATTATAGCGGATCTCAGCCATCGGCCCTGTATAACGGGAAAATGTGGAAGACTTGTGTATGTGTAAAAGACGGTCCATTGTGGATTCTGAAATTCTGCTGTAATGAAAACATCGAGCGTAATGTTATAAGCATTGTGTCTCGTCCGATTTTAATACTGGAATAAATAAGGAAGGAGAAGAAAAATGTTTGAACTAATAAGAGTCTTTCCCACTCATGCTTCTCCCTATGTTGGAGGATATGTGGATTTTGACAGGCAATACACTGTCGAAGAGTTCATCGAAGAAACCCTGAAAAAGTACCCTGCTATTTGCGGTTCCTTCGTCGTAGATGCGACTTCACTCGTTGCACACTACCGGAAAGGGAAACTGTTAAATGAAGAGTTTCCGGAAAAGGTTTTAAAAGCCAGGATTGCAGCCGTTTCCTTTTGTACAGGATGGAACAAAGCCGATTATGTTATCACTAAATTAGATGGACAATGAAATAAAAATAATATCATGGGAAACAAAAAACCGAAATTCAAAATAGGAGAAAGGGTAAGAGTAAAAACCCTTGCAGAAGCAAAAGAAATCAGCTACGCTGTAGAAATCAATAAGCCTTTGAAGAAATATTTAGGTAAAAACTTTGTAGTAACAGGCTTTAGAGAAGTAGGTGGAATGTTCTATTATTACTTGAAAGAAAGAAGTAGTGTATGCGTACATGAGTGCTTGCTTGATTACCCATACGGAGATTTTTCTCACCCTCAGAATCCCAAATACAGTGTAGGTGATAATGTAGTTATTAAAGAAGAGAAAGATTTACGTGAAACATTTTCGCGCGAACAATGGTGGTTGAAAGACCTTCTGCCTATATCGTTAAGGGTATTACAAATAAGTCGTTCCTATTGGTTTTGTGACCAGAATGTTTATGAAGCAGAAGTAGAGCCTGACGTTTATGTCAAAATTCCAGAAAAAGCAATATTGCAGGAAGCAGACTGTGATCCATATCAATCTCCTGACCCTTACAATGTCAGGGTTGCTTTTCGTAAAAAAGATCAGGCTAAAAGTGAATGTTCAAAGAACGGGCTGGAAAAATGGAGAACAATGTATATAGATATGGTAGAATTTATCAGCACAGCTTCTCCCCAAACCAGATCATTTATAGCAGGCCAGCTATATGGATTGACAGAAAGACTAATGAATGAAACGCTAAAAGAAAAATAATATGATGAAAGAAGAAGAAAAACTACTGTTACTGGAAGATATTTCAGCCAGATTACCGTTCGGCTTGGCGTTTATCAATAAACAAGGAATGATTGAAATGGACGTTATAAACTTAGCCGACAGATATAAGGTATGGGCTTATAAGAAAAGAGACAAGCATGGTAACGAAATTGGCCTGAATGCCGAAACATTAAAAGGCGAAAGATGTCTCGGGAAAGGGTTCAGATTGGGAGATATAAAACCGATACTCTATCCGCTGTCTTCAATCACAGAAGAAATCTTTGTGAACGGCTCGGAAATCTGCCCGATGAAGTACCTGGCAGAAGCATTCGATTTCGACGGGTATATGGGCCTTTATACTACCTGGAATTTCGACGAAGAAAGAGAATGCGTGGAGTTCTTCGCCTGGGGATGTAAGGTGTGCGAAATGAACTTGCAGAGCTTCTTTATTACTCCGGAAGAAGGGAAGCATAACAGCACTCAATTGGGCCTTCGTCATTTCCAGCAAGTCTTTCACGTGCTGCATCAGTGTCACATAGACTACCGCAACCTGATTGCACAAGGGCTGGCCGTTTCAGCTTTAGTATTGGATAATAACCCTTATAAATAAAAATAGCCATGTTTAGACCGGAAGATTATGTAACACACGATGTGGGATTGCTTTTGAAAGAAATAGGTTTTAATGAAAACTGCAAATATTCATATTTAGAGAACGGGCTTAGGTGTTGTCCATCTGAATATGAGCAAAATTTCAATCTTTCAGAAAAAAGATGTTCATGCCCAACCTTATACGAGGCTCAAAAGTATCTTCGGCAGAAACAGAATATATCTGTCGAAATATACAGAAACGCTTGCGGTTACTGTTGGTCTATGTCAAAAGCTGACAATGGAACATTCATTACAGATTATGACCTTAAAGGGCCTAATGATGGTGGTTGCTGGGATGAATATGAAGAAGCTTTGAATGACGGAATATATAACGCATGTAAACGAATAAAAATGAAAAAATAAGACTTAATATGATTATGAAGAAAGTACCATTTATAGCAATTGTGACTGTTGTATTAATGTTATTGGCCGGCATTGTTACATTTTCCAACCAGCGTGAAGTAATGGCCACCGTGAATCGGATTGAGAAAATAGAAAATGTAACCTCAAGTAAAGGTAATACGACTACCGAGGTTTATTATCTCCTTTTCACATCCGGAGGGACCATGAGAATAAGCATAAACGGTTTCTTATCCCATCCTGAACTACTCGGTAGGATTAAGGTCGACAGCACTTATACGTTCCGAACCATGGGATTGGAATTGCCTTTTGCGGGATTTTATCCGAATGTGGTATCCGTAAAATAAGATGGATATGACAGCAGAAGAGTTTTTGGAAATGCAAGCAACTTATGAATCTATACATGGGATTACACAGCCTAGCGAAAAAGTTGTTTTGTACAATGTGGCTTTAGCTGCATTGCAATTAAAAGAGTATGAAGTTATCACCGATAAGGAACGAAAAGGATGGGTATGCCCGGTATGTGGAAAAGTATATGCTCCTAGTGTAACGGAATGCCCAGAGTGTGTAGGAAGTAAAGAGAAATCCGGATATTATTACCTATACATGTGTAAAAGAGATGATGTATTGAATTTCCCAACTTTTAATAAAGAGAAAAGAATTTTTGAAGGGCCTTTCCAATTTACAGAAGGTACAGGATTCGTAAAATACCAGATTCCTAAAGAAGCGCTTTCTGCACATTGGATAGGATTAGGGAACAGAAGTTTTGAAGGGATAATAACCGTAAATGTATCAAAATTGTCCAGAGAAATAGGAAGCGATTTCTTAGCAAGATTTGATGGGCATTCTGTATTAGCTTTAGTTTACGACTTGAAGATGGAATGTTTTTTCGACATGTATGATGTAGGTGATATCTCTCATGATGTCCATCCTGAAAATGGGAAGACTGAACATATAATGAAGATTTCAACTGGTCCAACTTGTTATTTCAACTATTATCTAGTTCCGGAAGAGGTTGATGTAATTTGTGAAATGAAATAAATTTTTAAGCCATGAATAAGAAAGAATATATACACCGATACGCCACGCAGCTGTTTAACGAACGTAATAAGGACTTAGGCAGCAATGAAAACGTACATTTCTACATCGGCGATATAACCGAAGCAATGTGGCAAGCGTGGGATGCGTCGGTTTTTTCACAATGGAAAAGCGTACAAGCTTCACGCCCTCCGAAAGGACAATGCGTGAACGTCATGCTGGGAGACGGAAGATACACCAATTCCTTCATTATGTCAGACGGCACATGGGCCTACAATGTAAGGCCAATCGCATGGAGCGAAATAAAGCGGCCGATATTATACCATAAACCAATGATTGAACTTAAATACCCAGGTATGAAAACGAAAAACATTATCTACACCGGTCCGATATTCGATTATTATAACGGGGAGTTACATCGTATATTTTGCAACTTCGATATTCAGCAGCTGAAAAGCAGGGTGGCCGGGAAAGACGATTCCTGCAACAGGCAGATGATAATTATCAACCTTGAGACCAAAACGGCATGGATAGAGTATGTCGACGAAGAATGTTCCCAGTACGATAGTTTTTATAACAAATTCACCTGCGACATTCAGGAAGTGGAAAGGATGATCGAAGAAAGTCAGGAAAGTAAAGAATAATCTAAAACCAGGAACTATGTATATCGACGATAAGAAAGCAGTCGTATTCGTGCCGAAAGACGAGTACGAAAAGATGAAAGAGCTGGCCAACGCCAACGCAGAAGAAATAGAGAAACGTGCCCTCGAAATGTGGGAAACAAAAGCAATTCCATGGCTTAAAGTTTCCATGGAGATACGAAGTAGCGGTGGACGTGATATTCTGGATTCAGAAGAGTTTGAGTTCAGGACAGATTCATACCTGCTAAACCCTTCAGGTAAGTTCACTATCAAAGAAGAAGCCAGACAAAGATTTGATAAGATGCTTACCGGCTGGGCACGTCACATGATGGAACTTCAGTTTGGTGAGCACATTTCAAAAATCAATTATATCAACGAACGATGCCACAAGGCAGATATATTGTGGAAGAGAATGCTAACCCCGGCCATTTGTGCAGGGATTGTCGCCTTCATTATGTTTGTCTGCTTAATATGGGTTTTACTTAACATACAATAATTATGACACCGGAAGAATACATAAAATCAAAAAGACGTGAAGATTATCCTGGAGGACAACTTTGTTACATTGTATCGGAAGAAACTGCCTTAAAAGCTGTAGAAATGGCAAGGGAGGAAAAGGAAAATTCAACAAAATTAAATTCGGGGATATTTGGACAGCAAGGTTGGATATGTCCAAAGTGCGGAAGGGTTTATTCTCCGTTCACATCAATGTGCAGTTATTGTTCAAATGGTAACAATTTTAATATAACTTGTCTTGGAAAATAAAATTAGAATCCACGAAAGCCGGAAGTCAAAAATTAAATGGAAGGATATTCCTAAATTTAAGGACAGTTACCGTTGGCCTGTAGTTCAGGTACAGGAGCATGAAGGTAGCCTTCACTTTAAGTTTTCCGGTGGTTCCAAATACTTACTTTACCATTGAAGATTACCGGAAATATACGGCTTTGGAGATATTCAATATCCTCGTCAATATAGGTTTCTATACACGGCACAGCCACGATGCAGTATTGAAATTCTACCACGATAGAGGACTGGATTTAGGCTTTACAAGAAACTTTTTAAAACCATTAAAAGCATAGCACCATGTCAACAGAACGAAATATGAAAAATGAAAACTTTGTCACTTTTGAGGTAGCTAAGCTTCTTCAGGACAAAGGATATAGAGAAAACTGCCGAGCCGTTTACATATCGGCTGAAACTGGCATATCAAAACTGGTTGTATTGTTATTCACCTCAAGAAAGTTTGGCGACCTGATAAGGGGTGGGAACGGGTCCCAGTACGAATACCTGGCTCCCACGCTATACGCTGCGCAAAAATGGGTCCGCACAAAAGGGAAGTTCCACATCGTTGTCGAGCTCAACAAACACGGATGGTACTACCGTCTGTACGACATGGAGGATCTGTCTCTCATATCGCAGATGGACGGATATACCGATACATTCGAGAAAGCTTTGAACGATGGGATAAAAGAGTCATTAACTTACTTATAAGAATCAGCTTATGTTTACACAACCTTGTTTTATCCGGAAGAACACACCGGAACTAAGAAAGAAACTGGAGGAACTCGGATATATACCATTGACAATGAATCTACTATTGGAGAAAGCTCCTACGCTGGTAGCGATGGAACCTCCTCGTGGAATTCCAATATTTTACGCTGTGATATATATTCACGAATATGTCAAGATGTTTCAAAATGAAATCAAATTTATTGACTGCGGGACCAATGAAAACCTGTTCTTGGCAATAGCATCATTACGTGACGACACAGATTATGGCCAATGGTTTATTTTTGATGCAGAATCATTTTTAACCTTAAAGAGAGGGGATTGGATGAAATTTATAGGTTACGATGAATGCGTCATAAATAGCCCTATGTGGTCTCACAAAGCCACCGTCCAGGAACTTATTGAACATTTCAGCAAAAAGGAGGAAGAGCCATGATGTTCATACCAGAAGATTTCAAATTCAACCACATTAAAAAGACCAACATCGTGGCAAAGCGCCTTATGGAAGGAGCCATAAGAGAGATAAATAAATTTCCCAAAGAAGCTAGGGAGATGTTACTCAGTCAGTGCGCACCATGGAGACCAGATGACTATAATATAGAATACAAGGAGATGTCAGCTGGATTCAAGATATTCAAAAGATACCTGAATATAAAAGGATTCCAGGATGTAAAATACGCCGAGCATATAGAACATTCGGAATGGACTGTATTTTTTTATCTTCGGTTTGAAATAGACAAATACTTGATAGAATCATGCCAAATGCTAACGTCGAAAAGATAAAGGCCAGTCTGCTGAAAGAAATCAAAGGAGTGTTCTGTGAAGGATATTGTCTTTACTACAAAGACGATTACTACTGCGGAGCCTGTCCGTTAAACGACACAAGCAACTGGCTCAACCGGAAGAAACCCATTGCGAGGGAAGAAAAACTACGCACCGTGAATTTCTGCGACGACTGCGTCCATTTCCGCCCGCTGAAAGAAGGGGAGAAACAAAAGCCAAACAATCAGCTTTGCGAGTTTGTCCGCCCTCTCAGGTTCAGGGTAGGGAATGGATACAATGGGGAAGATACAGGTTTCTTCCTGCCCGGGTGCAAAGACTACAAAGAGGAAGAGCGTGAATGCTGCACGTGTCTTCATTACCTTCCATCGGAAGATTCAGACGCGGGTGAATGCAGGCTCTATTCTGACACGGCGTACAGCCATTATTTATGCAATGATTGGAAATCTAAAGACTAAAGATTATGGAAGGAGAAACAGAATTAGTAACTATACCGCTTTCAAAGTACAATCAGATGTTACAAGAGTTGGCAAATCTGAAAATATTTAGAGAGCAGGAAAAAGAAGAAATTAAGAAGGATGCTGAAAAGCCTTATGAAAATCTTATAGGTCCTAATAAAGATTATGTAGGTTATCTAGCAAGGGAATTTGGGAATATATCATCAATGGTAGAATATTATCAGGGTAGAATATGCGCTCTTGAGCATAACTTGGAGGAGTCAAAAAATGAAGTGAGAAATCTCAATAACAAGTTAAAGTTTTCTATTGAGAGAGAAAACCGTTTACTTAATAAATATAACTTAATTATAAATGAACGAAGCACGAAATGGTATCAGATAATTAAACGTATAAAGATAAGAAAAGAGATGAAGAAACTGCAAAAGGAGGAATAGCCTATGCCAACCACAATCAAGCGAATAGTGAGCGTACTTTACCGGGCACGTACCAATAAATACGAGGTGCAGGCTGTGGCCGAAAAGAATGGCCGGCCATGTGTTATCACGCTGTATTATAGAAATGAAAAAGAAGCAAGAAAACTAAAGAAAGGAGACGTAATAGATGGAAACAATTGAAGCGATAAACCTGAACAAACTGAGAGATGAAGCCTACCAGAACGCCGTAGAACACGGCTGGCACGACGAGGATTTAAGTACCGAGCATTTCCTTTGTCTGGTCATTAGCGAGCTGATGGAAGCTGTGCAGGCCGAAAGAAAAGGTAAACGGTCCGATGTGGCAAAGTTTAATGAATGGCAAGGAAACAATATCCCATTTAGCGAAGAAACCCGAGTAAGAAGATTTCAGGAAGATTTTGAAGCGTATATAAAAGATAGTGTGGAAGATGAACTTTCCGATGTCTGCATCCGTATGCTTGACCTGGCAGGTTTGCTGGGAGTTAGTTTCTTAGGGGTAAAATTCCCGCTTGAGATAAAGGAAGAGACATACAAAGATAAAAGCCAGAATACTTTTACAGAGTGGTGCTACAATCTGACAAGATTTATCGCATCGTATAATGTGTGTCATATTACCACTCTTCAATTCTTTGTAAACATATTACAAGAAGTGTTTATCATGTCCAAAATCAAAGGATTCGACCTCCTCTGGCACATCGAACAAAAAATGAAGTATAACCGCACCCGTCCACGCATGCACGGGAACAACAAATTTTAATTATGAATACCGCAGACTTAATAATCAGCATCGTTTTTGTTTGCATAAACTCCACCGCGCTATTCCTGATCTACCGGGCAATCTCGCGATGGATGACACGAAACGAGAAGAAAATAGACAACCTGGAGCACGCCGTTCTCAAAATTGACGACTACATAAAATACAGCTCTCACACCATTGACGCGGTTTACATCGACGCACAGAACAGGCTAATCGAACAGTTTGTGAAAGATGAAGATTATGAGCGGGCTGCCATCGTCAAGAAAAACCGGCAGTTGGTAGAAGCTGCCGTGCTTGAAGAAATGAAACGCCGCATGAAAGAAATGGAAGCAGAACTTTTCAAAGACTCAATAAACAAAGAACACAACCAGAAGAAAGGAGATACGAAAGAAGAATGATTTTTAGTCCTTCATAAACGAGGGTTGCAAAATTAGATTTATCGACGGGTGGAATCGCACGAAGCGCTTCTATCCGTCGAATTTTTAAATACAAATACAACTATGGGAGGTTTGAACTATAAGGTCGTAAAGAAGACCTTTGGATTTGACAAGGATGGCACAGAAAAGTATGTGGCCGAAGCGGTCCGTGGTGGAACCGTAAGTTTTGAAAAAGTAATCGAACAGATTTCCCTCCGTTCCGGAATCAGTAAGGCAACCTGCCGCGCCGTGGTAGAGACCATGGTGGAATCGGCTTGTACCTGGATGCTCGAAGGTCATGGTGTAAGCCTGGGAAACATGGGATACCTGAAGCCAGCCATTACCTGTAAGAGTTCCGAGGTAAGCGGAGAAGAAAAGATTATCCGTAAAAGAGTGCTGTTCCAGCCGAGCAAGGATTTCAAGGCACAGATAGACAAGATGTCGCTCAACCGGATGTATGAAGAAGGAAACAGCACACCAGGAACAACCGAGCCGGGTGAGGAAGGAGAGGACCAGGGAGGAGGAGGTTTCAATTAATCACTTTCTGATTCATTTTTAAGGAGGCGTAGAAGTGTATGTAATCGCACTTTTACGCCTTTTTTCTGTCAACAAAAGCCGTATTTCGTCACATAAATCCCAAACTGGCGTAGTATCGCCACTGCGGCCGCGCTTAATAGACACTTTTGTCGCGTAGTTACGCCATTTGAGTGGCGTAGGCACGAGACTTTCGGGAAAATCGTTCCGGCACAAAGAGAAAATCGCTTAGAAAATCAATTCAGTATCAAATATTACAAGTTTTACACACCCTTTGCAAAACATTTTGCAATTTGATAATCAGTAAGTTAAGTATATTTTGTAAGCAATTTTGCAAAGCTTGCGAAGCGTTGGCGAAATTTTTGCAATGAATAACTATCTGATAATCAATTAAAAGTATTGTACTTTTTGACATTTTGCCGATTTTTCACGAAAAACGAGTTTACAAAATCTTTAAAATAAAAATTTTTCGTAGGGTAGAGAAGGGCGTACATCAGTCGAATCATTTCTTCCTGTGAGCGTCCGAATGGGGAAGGAATCCGAAGGGAAACCTGAAAGAACGAAAGGAGGGAAAGGTCGGCCTGCGGAACGCGGGACGACAAAGCTCGCCTTTCCCCTTTCGTTCTACTTCCTTTATATCCAACTTCATTGTGTAACAGAGAGAGCTACGCAATGGACATAAGAGAAAAAGCCGGACAGCCTGAAATCTGTTCTTTACCGAAAAAATACGTTTTCTTCACTTCAAAATCAATGAACAATCGGCAATAACTATTTATTTATTATTTATTATACACTATAAATAATTGATAATTAAATAAATAAGTATTGAGAAGTGTTTTGCAAGAAAATTGCACAGCTTTGCAAAATAGTGAAAAACACGCAAAATAAGGCCCCAGTCGCTTAACCTTTTTTTGTTGAATGAAATTCCGATTGGTGTTGAATCGTCCGTAACTTGCTGTTGATTAATTGATTTACAGACTTTATCTTACTACTATGCCAAAAAATTCAATGAATGAGCAGCGTCACTCATGCTTCCTTAAAGTGAGTGATTATTATAAGAAATACTTCGAAATAAAGTATGGAACTCCGGTCAGGTTTCCTCAGAACAGCCTTCTGGGTGTATATATGAAGACTCACTTGTTCAGAGATGCAGATTTTTCGGGTATAACAGATTTTTCCTATAATGAAGTAGCCTTTCATTTGAAACCTCAGAAATCATTATTTACCGCTCAGTTTAAAATGTTGACTGAAAAAGAGAAAGAAGATTACCTGGAGTTGGAAATGCCTGAAAGCGTCTGCAAATTTAGCGGTGAGGTGAAAGTGGATAAGTTTTTTCACCTGAATATCAACGGAAGTAAGAAGATAAGGAATGAATTGAAACGTGAGTTCTGGTATGATTTCGCCAGATTTCATGATGACTGTATTTTCCGGGCAAATAGAATGGGCGAACATGTTACTTCCGAAGATGTCATGTCTGATTTCATTGTTTTGTACGATATAGACATGAAAAGATTTGAGAGCATGATGCGATATTGGTGGAGAATCAAATCCAGAATGAAGTCTGACATCAAAGTGAGAAAAGAAGAGCTTGAGTCGAGAACCGGAAGAATCTGTATATACACGCCATAAATTTATACATGAATAGCAATAAATAAAAGTTAAAGAAACGAAGAAAGTTGGTGCGATTTGTCAGTAACTTTGTCAGTCGCCATTTTCAACCACAAAACAACACATAAATCATGAATTGCAGCGAGAATTATTACGAGTTGATAGGCAGCATTGAAGCTTATCCGGACGACGCGGTTACGTTTTCCCGCCCGTTCAATATTGAGAAGAAAAGTGACAAACCTGATTTTTCTGTGTCGGGCGACCGTAAGATTTCCATTCAGATGAAACCGAAATCGGGGAGCCTGAAGGAGAGCGCGGAAACCAGCGTGGCCGGCGATTCTTACGAAGTGACGGTGAGTTGGGAGGTAGAGATGGTGACGCAGGAAACCTATTTACAGCTTGAAACGCTGAAAAACAGCACTAACCATTTGATTGTAAGAACATTTGGCGACGGTGAAATGTTTGTGCGTGCCGTGAGCGACGGTTATGAATTTCAGTATGAGGAAGACGACGGCGTGATTTCGTGCACACTCACCATCCGCAACGTGACCGGCGCACAGCGTGTGGTCTGACATCTACACCTTATTATATATATTGCTTTTTTCTTTCCGTTGGAATGCCGTTCCTGCATACGTGTGTGGGGCGGCATTTTTTCTTTGGGCCTTTCTTTTTGTGCGCGTTTTTCTTTCGTCATGCAGGTAAATCTTCATTATCTTCTTTGTGACATTCTTCAATTTCTTTGCGTCCGCCGCAAATTTCTTTTTTTCGCACAAACTCCGTGTGTTTTACAACATGCTCATTCTTAGCAGGTTTTTATTTGCAGAGAAAATCCGTTTGAGCATCCGCATATTTCTGTAATTCACGCATTTAGTCATTTTTTGTGTCCTTCATTACCGCATTTCGCGTGCGTAATTTCGTGATGTAATCAATTAATTATCAAACGAAAATGGCAACAAGAGCATTTCACGAAATCATGTCTACGCGATTCTGGGACTTTTACCCGGAGTCTCTGCATGCTTACCGGAGAACGATTCTTGACAACATTGCCTCACACCGTCCTTACGAGAAGCCGGACGAGCGGACCGACCGACCTTACTTCCTTTCTTCGCGTACCGGATATGCTGAAAAGACTTACATCGGAGATTACGATGATGTAACCGGATGGAACGATATAGGGGAAGACGACCGCATCATTTCGGTTATCGACGTACAGGGCCCCATTCTTCGTAATGGCGACCTGTGTTCCTACGGAAGCAAGGAACACAAGGACATCATCATGCGTGCTTCTGACGATGCGCATACCATCGGATTTATTATCGAGATGGACAGCCCGGGCGGTAGCAGCATGGCGAAGTACGACTATGAGATGGCCCTCAACTACGCCCGATCAAAAGGAAAGAAGATTGTGGGTCACATCGACGGGATGGCCTGCAGTGCCGGTTATGCGCTGATGGCTCTGTGCGACGAAGTGTATTTCACCAATCCGCACGACACGGTGGGATGTATCGGTACAATGTGCGCGATGCTCACTAACAAGGACGGCGATGTGAACACCGTGACTCAGGAACGGTACGCCGAGATTTACGCCGACGGATCTCCTTATAAGAACAAGGAGTACCGCGACGCGGCCGAGGGGAACTATGACGGCATCAAGGAAGAGCTGAACCGGCTTTGTGCCGATTTCCAGCAGATGGTACGCGAGCGCCGTCCCAGAGTGACGGATGACCAGATGACCGGAAAAACTTTCGATGCGGGCGATGTGGTGGGTACCATGGTCGACGGTCATGGCGACTTCAAGTTCTGCGTGAACCGCGTGCAGCAGCTGGCCGGAGTGAGTCAGAGTCAGAAAGGAAATTCGTCCGGAGCCTCACGCGAAGACAGCAAACCATCAGGAATCAAGGAAGAAAAGCAGCCGGGAACACAGGAACAGGCTTCTGTGGAGCAGCCGGCATCAGATAAAACAGAATCACAAACTCAAAAACAAGCAACTATGGCAAAAAGCTATCCATTTATTCAGTCGGCTGCAAAGGTAAACTCCCTGGTAGTCGAAGAAAACGGCGGTTTCTACATGGTGGAAACCATGGCGGACAATGTAGAAGAGTTCGTCATGAAAGCTAAACAGACGGAATCTACGCTGGCTGCAAAACTCACGGAAGTAGAACAGCTTAACGCAACCATCGAACAGATGAAGAAAGACCATGCGGAAGCACTGGCCAACCTGAAAGCGGAACACGAAAAAGAGGTTTCTTCATTGAAGGACGCTCATAAGAAGGAATCGGAAGACATGACTGCGAAGCTGAATGAAGCTCAGAAGAGCATCGAACAGAAAGATGCGGAAATCAAGGAACTGAGCGAAACAGCACAACTGGAACCTACTCCGCAGGACCCGCCGAAAGACAACAACGGAGGTCAGGAAAGCGGACAGTTCCATGTGCAGAGCGTATGCGGTGAAAACATGAGCTGGGCCGAGAAAGCTGAAGCCCGCCGCAAGCGTGATGTTGAAATCAGCAAAGCACGATAAGAGATAAGAACACGACACAAAAACTAAACCAGACACAAACAATATGGCTACAAAGTTATACGCACTCAGTGAAGAGAATGTATCGCACGTAAAAGACATTCTTGCTCCGGACATCATCGAAAGCCCGGTTCTCGATAACATGGCAGTGTTCAACAAACTTCGCATCAAGGTTATCGAAGATATTGAATACGCACAGACTCAAATCATTTTCCGTCGTAAGGGTGGTGAAGCCCGCCGTTACAAGGAAGGTTCTACGCTGAAGTCAACCCTTGGTTTCATGGACGAAAGCAAACTGGTGATGAACCAGATTTGGTCACGTTACTACGAAAACCTTCAGAACTTCCGCGAAAAACAGCCGTTCAGCATCCTGGGTTCAAACGGAACCTACAATGCACCGGTCACAGAATTTATCCTTCGTCAGATTGGTAAGCAGTTTGCCGGCGATAACCTGAGCAACCTGTTCTTCGGTAACATTGAATTGGGAGAAGACGACCCGCTCAGTCTGTACAACGGTTACTGGACTATCATTAACAACCTTATTAATCAGGGTAAGATTTCTTCCAAGGAAGGAAACCTTGTGGCTTGCGACCCGATTAACGAAGGTCCTGAAACTCAGGATGGAGAACACTTCGACGCATTTGTAGAATGGGTGGAAGGATGGCATCCGTTGTTGCGTAACGCTCAGGAAGTAATCGTTTACATGTCGCCGAAGCAGAAGCGACTCATTACTCACAGCTACATGCGTAAGTTTACCGGATTGCAGACTACAAGTGCAGGCGGTGAAGGATTCTCATTCGTGGGAATGGAAAACATCAAGATTGTAACCGACGGTATTATTGGTAAGGGTAATCGTATGATTGCTACTCTCCCTGAAAACCTGCAGTTCGGTCTTGACCGTGCAAGCGACTGGAACTCGGTGATGATGAGTCACGATCCGAACGACTTGAACGTGCTGATTTTCCAGGTACAGTCTACCGTAGGCGCACGTATTCTGGACATCGCACCATCCAAGTTCTGTGTGAGCGACGGTACTATCGAACAGATTGAACAGCTGAACGGTGACTACCAGAAGAATACCCTGACCGTTACTTCCAACAACGAAGAATGGGGTAAGGTAACGCTGTCTCCGCAAAAGGATGTATATACGAAGGACGAAACCGTGAAACTGACTCCTGCTGCTGAATCTGGATACAAGTTCAAGGCATGGAGCGACGGTGCAACAATCTCTCCGCGTGACATTGTTTACAACGGATACCCGACCTACCTTCAGGCCATCTTCGAACTGGAAGGCGAATAATAACCCGCCCGCTGAGATAAAACAGGCTGCCAAGTTTGGCAGCCTTCACAACACAAACACAAACTTTTAAAACCAGACAATTATGGCAGAATTATCATGCGACTTAATGGATATTGGTCAGGCTGCTGCCGGTTGCGAAGAACAGTTTGCCGGTATCGGTAATCAGATATATGTAGCCTATCCGGAAGATTTGAAAGCACCTCCCACATACGATGAGAGAAAAGCGGCTTTTGCTTCAGGAGCATTTACTTTCAAGGCCAGTAAAGGAGCCTGGAAGTTCCGTATTAAGAAACAGAGCGGACAGATTTCTTCAACTGGTAACGAAGGGGCAAAAGGATACAACGTACAGCTGATGTTTACCATAGACAAGGACGTGGAAAACGCAGCTCATGTGCTCCGCATCCTGAAAAACCGTGGTGACGCTATTTTCTTTGCAGAAAACCCGTCAGGAGGTTATTACGTAGTGTACGACCCTACTTTCGGTACGGAAGTTAACAACAACTACGACAGTGGTACTACTCCGGATTCTGATAGCGGTCATGCAGTAACTGTTACCAGCAACCCGAACAGATACTCCCTGACTACCTGGGACGGAACTCTGACTATCAAATCGGGACTGGGATAACGATTATACAAACTTCAAAATAAGACAATTATGGCAGAATTATCATGTGACTTAATGGATATTGGTCAGGCTGCTGCCGGTTGCGATGAACAGTTTGCCGGTATCGGTAATCAGATTTATGTCGCTTATCCGGAAGACCTTACGGCAAAGCCTGTATATGAAGCATCTAAAGCTGCATTTACTGAAGCTTCTTTTGCTTTTTCTCCTGGTAAGGGAGCGTGGAAGTTCCGTATCAAGAAACAGAGCGGTCAGATTTCTTCAACTGGTAACGAAGGTGCAAAGGGCTATAACGTACAGCTGATGTTACCATCGACAAGGACGTGGAAAACGCAGCCCATGTGCTCCGTATCCTGAAGAACCGTGGTGACGCTATTTTCTTTGCGGAAAACCCTGCAGGAGGTTATTACGTAGTGTACGATCCTACTTTTGGTACGGAAGTGAACAACAACTACGATAGCGGTACCACTCCGGATTCTGACAGCGGTCATGCGGTAACAGTGACCAGCAACCCGAACCGCTACTCCCTGACTACCTGGTCGGGTACATTGACGCTGAAATCAGAGGCAAGTTCAGAAGATGTAGGATAACCGTTTGATTTGCATATTCTAACAAACGAAAAAGTGGATGAAAGTCCGGCACTTGCTAATCGGTGCCGGACTTTTTTATGTCCTTCAACGACATATAGGTTTTCCCTACTTTTGGGGTAAAGTAATTGAAAAACAAAGGTTATGATTACAGAAAAAGAATACTTAAAAGACTACAGAACCATGAACGAGGAAGAAAAGAAAGATTATCTGGACCGGGTGAAACGATGGACGGACGAAACTTTTCCGGAACTGCTGGCGCTGGCCGAATGCTGGATGAAGGTGCCTGTGAAGGATTTCGACGAAGGATGCCGTCTGGTGTCGGCCATTGTGCGGGCAAAGGATTTCCTTCGCGACGTACAGCGCTATGAAGCCCGCCGTGCACTCAACAAGATGAACCTGTTCCTGCAGGAAGTACGGAAGAAATCCGGACTGGCCAAGAAAGCCACTCGCGGTCCGGTTGGAACCGTTCGTTACAAAGCGATTGTTCCGGATGATGGTGCGCCCGATGAAGAAGGAAACATGACCGCACGCCAGTACGAAGAGCAGGAAGTGGACGGTCGCAGACCGAAAGAATTTGCCCTCTATAAAGATAAGCTGCCGAAATCTCTCCGCGACAAGGGAGAAAAAGAACTTTCCACCATGTACCTGGAACTGGCCGAGTATCGCGGCACGCTGGAAGTAATGGCCGAAAATCCCAACGTAAGCGACGAAGCACGCGCGGACATGGCCAAGAAAGCCATCGCATCCGAGCAGAAAATCCGCGCGTTCTGGACCAATGTGGATGCAGCACTGAACGGTACCTACACCGAGCAGGAAACTTCCACAGCCGACAGCATGAAACGTCCTGGCGACTTTACCCGTGCCGAGATAGAAGCCATGAAGGATGTACGCCAGCAGGAAGTATGCCGCAAGGCCCGCGTGGAAGGAAACAAGAAATACATCAACCGCAGCGACGTGAAGATTACCGAGGAGTACAAGGAACAGCTTCGCCTTCGTATCGAGGAGCTGATGGAATGGGGAGAAAACCTGCCTAAGAAAACGGCAGAAGTAGCTACTGCAGCCGGTATCTCCATTCCCGGTGTAAACGCTCCGGTTGTATCCGTACAGGCAGAGACAAAGCCTGCTGACACGGAAAATCAGGAGCCAAAGGTATCGGAAGGAAAAGCAGAAAAACGATCCGAAAATACCGAAAAACGTACAGAAAATGAGGAAAAGCGTGCCGAAACAACGGAAAACCGTACAGAAACGGCGGAAGAACCGAAAAAAACTACAGAAACCGCACGCAAGAAAGTAGACCCTACTGAGAGTGTGACCGAAGGACAGATGAAAGGAGGTGCGTTATGAGAATAATTGAACCCTGCTGCTACCACAAGCAGCTGGAAGGCATGATTGACGAGTGCAGCAAAAAGCACACGGCTGCCAACTTCTTCAGTTTTTCTGACTGGGATATGTGCGACCTGCTGGGCACGCTGTCCGGCTACTGTTCCGGAGGTGAAATGGGCATTGTCATGGTGCGGCTCGATGTAAAGCTCATTCAAACCATCCGTCGCATTCTTTCGCGTGTGAAGCCCGATCCTACAAATCCGTCGGACCATATTGCTGATGTCAGCAAAATGATACTCATTTCGCAGCCTGCATCCACAGGAGCCACCTTCAACCAGCGACAGGAGATTCGCACGCAGTTGGGCGAGTTTATCCAGTCGGGCCGGCTGGTGGTTTGTGAGGACAATGTGGGTTTCCGCTGCGTCACGGTGAAAAGCAAATCGCACAGCCTGGTTATCCAGGGAAGCCTGAACACCCAGCGCAGTAACGCCATGCAGATGTTCACACTTACCACTTCGCCGGAAGAGTATGAGAATGTGGCGGAGATGTTTCGGATGAAGGAGCATACGAAAAGCATATTCAAGCAGTAACCATTTCCGTATGGTCACGAAAATGGTTTCGTAGCCAAATGTAAAAATAAGCATGTTTCGATGTGCTTATTTTTACATTAAAAGTTAAATAGTTGTTTTTCAGATTAATACAATATTAAATTAAGAAAATTATGAAGAAATTTATTAGAACAGAAGAAGTACAGGCTACAGAAGCAATTCTGAAAGGTGGTAATATTTACCTTCCTACGGATGCAACCCCCAAAACCATGGAACCGAGAGTGGAAGGATACAAGGTGGTAGATTCCAATGGATGCGTAAGTTTTATTCCAAAAGCAGAATTTGAGGAAAGGTACAAATGTGTTGAAACTTTCATTGACAGAATGATGATTGAAGACGAAGAGCTATCAGAAAAGTATGAAAAGTGTAGCTCATTCGTAGATTCAGAAAAATTCCGTGAGGTAATCAAAGAAGATTATCCAGCTTTCCTTATGCACCTTCAAAGAGAAGCTATGGGAAGCTATCTTGGGACTTTACATAACCGTATTGAATATGCAAACGGTAGCAAAACGAAGTGTAATACCTTATACAGTTTTGGTGAAGCAATAGAAGCTTTAAAGTTTGGCCTTTGTATCCGCAGAAAAGGATGGAATGGTAAAGGTATGTTTGTCGTCAAGCAGGTTCCTTCACACATTGGAAACGATGTAATACCGAAAATGCAATCACTCCCACAATCCGCCAAAGAAATCATCCTGAAAGGAAAAGGATTTATTGATTACACGTGCCAGTGCCTTATTTACAATGAAAATACCGGTCGTGCTGACTCATGGAATCCTTCCATAGCGGATGTATTCGCAGAAGACTGGGAGATTTTGCAATGATACAAATCTAAAGAATCAGGGGAAATCAGTTAAACATTTCCCCTGATTTATAAGCACAAACACGGAAACACAAACTATGGCAAGCGAAATAGCACAACGATTCTACGACCTGCTGCGGAAGCACTTTGAAACGGGTGTGCCGTGGCAGAACATGGCCTTTACCGATGAGCAGAAAAAACGGGTGGAAGTCTGCCTGGATGCGTACAAGCGCTTTGAGGAGGACCCGTTCATGAACCTGCGGCAGTACATCATCAACCGGTGGAAACGCACGTACAGCCAGTTGGGAGGCGACCTGAAGGTGATAGACTTTATTTCGTCATTCTACGCCAAGGGACAACGAAACATTTCCTCAATGAAGGTGCGCCACGCCGCCGACCTGATGATGCGCAACGGAGCCGATACGGGCGACATGAAAGCGGTGTACAACGGTGCAAGTCTGCTGGCAAAAGTTGAACGTCTGGATCAGCCGGAAACGCCGGAGGAACTGGGCGACGAACTGATACACATGCCACTGGTAGTTACCTCGGATGTGCAGAAGAAATTCCCTAAAAAGACTTCGCACGACAATGAAGAGATGCGACGTATTAGAAATAAATACGGAGCAAAACAAGACCCGTGGCAGAGTATGATAGAAATGAAAGAAGGAGAAGACGGAGTATATGTAAGTGTAGATAATCCTTTGAATGAGGAAGAAGAATCAATCCGGGACGATTTTACACAGCCGGGAGAGGAGAAATAAAACATGGCACGACGAAACGATTATGAATCAGCCCGAGAGGAATCACTCCGACGGGCACAACAGCACGCCTCGGAATTGTCGGGCGTGCAGGAAACTGAGGAGCAGGAAGCTGCGGTCAACTATATCTATATGAATCCGGCCCAGCGTGCGGTGTACAACTACCGATGCAGGAGCACCACCGTGGAAGCCGGCCGTGGTACCGGTAAGACCGACGGACTGATTGCACCTCACATGTTGGGATGCGTCCAATCAATGCCGCGCGGAACAGGTCTTTTCTTAGGTAACAGTATCAAGCAGCTTTTTACAAAAACCGTTCCAAAGACAATGGCTGCCATCGAACGAATGGGACTGAAGGAGGGAGTCCATTTTTTCCGTGGTCATGCGCCAAAAAAATGCAACTTCAAGGAGCCTATCGTAAGGCCGAAGGTATGGGAAAACTGCATCCACTTCTGGAACGGATTTGTGTACTACATGATTTCCACCGGAGTGAAGGCAGCCAGTAACGGTATGGATGCCTGCACAGTTGACTCCGATGAAGCGAGATTCCAACCGGAAGCATTGGTAAAGGGTGAGATACTTCCCTGTTTGCGTGGTATCAACACCAGCCATCCCGGATTCGACGAAAACATGAATCCGTTCTACAAGAGCATTATGTTTGTAAGCGATGCCCCGCTCACCAAGCGGCAGGCATGGCTTCGCAAGCGCCGCGACGAGCAGACACCGGAAATAAACCGGAAGATTGCCGAAATGATACGTGAGGCACAGATATGTCCGGAAATCGTGCAGGCTCCCAAATATCAGCGTGAGCTGAACAAGCTTCGCTGCCAGGCCAGCATCTATTTTTCCTTTTCTACTGTGGAGAACATCGACATTCTTGGAGAACAGTTCCTTCGCACCATGAAGAAAGAGCTGACTCCGACCATGTACGACATCTCCATCCTGAATCTGGAAAAAGAAGAAATAAACGACGGATATTATGCCAACTTCGACCCCGACGTACACTGCTACCTCAGTAACGACGAAGAGCAGCTGGAAGCCGCACAGAAATACAATAAACGCACCATTACACAGATCTACGAAGGCGGGCGCACCCTGCGTGTGGAGTCGGAAAGCATCGACCTGAACGAGCTTTCCAAGGCACAGGACTGCTGCCTGGACACCGACATAAAGCCCGGCGAACCGCTGCGTATCGCTTTCGACTACAACGCGCACATCAACTGTCTGGTGATAGGGCAGACCGACAGCCGGAGCAACACCAGCGTGCTGCGCATACTCAACAGCATGACCAACGTAAAGAACACCCGTATCGAGGGACTTTGCAAGATGTTCTGCAAGTATTACGAGCCGCACCGCCTGACCTGCCGCGACGTGATTTTCTACTACGACGACACCGCCAAGCAGGGAGCAGCCTATGCCAGTGAGCGCCACGAAGAAACCCGTTTCTACAACATCGTGAAGAAAGTGCTTCGCAGCCACGGATGGAACGTCATTGAGGTAGCCATGGGACGGCCCATGAGCCACAACAAGAAGTACGAGTTCCTGAACGGCTGTTTTGCCGGCACGCAGCGCCCGTTCCTTCGCATCAACAAGGAGAACAACGAGTATCTGATTGCCTCCATGGAGAACGCGCGTGTGAAGGAAGGACGCAACGGTTTTGAAAAACAGAAGGGAGATGAAAAGAAACGGTTGACGGCAGATGAAATGGCTGATCCTGAAACCGCTTTAAGTATCCGTACCGACCTGAGCGACGCATTCGACACGCTGGTTATCGGTGTGCGTTATTACGGATCGGGCCGAATGATAGGTGTGGGTATGCCGATGTCGGCTTAATGAATAATGAATAACGGAGAATAAGAATTAAGAATGAATAATGAGCAAGAAGAAGCTGAAATATCAGGACCCGGCGATGCAGCCGCCCAAGGCGCTGATGCAGCTGGTGGATGCCTTTACCGACACCTACAAGCCGGTGGAGCGTGAGGAGTATGCCGACGAAGTGTTTACCGTGCGCCGCATCCGTGAATACTTCCAGGCATGGCCCATCCCGAAGATGCCCGACCCGCTGCCGCCGTACCTGGTGGAACTGGAGCGCAGGGGATTCGCCATGCAGACGGCCTACGACGGACATCCCGCCCTGTTCTGCGTGCGCTGGCAGGTGGACGAGGAAATCTGCTCCGCCGAAGAAACGCACGACAAGGAAGCCGAAGTGCGCACCGGACTGGTGAGCATGAAAGCCCTCATTGCCCGCCGCATGATGGATCGTCCGGCAGACGAGGATGAAGAGGAAGAAGATGAATGGGGCGAAGAAGAATAGCCCTGATAGAAACGATGACCCCCGCCCGCTTCAGGGAAAGACGGACAGGGGTGAAGTGAGAGTTTTAAAACACAATGCAAATATAAGGAAAAATAATTTATAATTGTCAATGATTTTATATTTTCCACCGAATTTTAGCTATTTTTGCGTGTAATGCAACAATTTTAATATATTACAGCCATGAAAATGCGCAGACTTATCAAGGCACTTTTCAGCAGGAAGAAGAAAAATGCCGCAGCCATATACCTGTCACGGTTTGACACCATAGATAAAATGATACGTGAGAAACTGATTGGGATAGACGTGAAAGAGTGTTACGTGGCCCTCGACCTCTCCGTGCATCTGCTCTACAAGGACGACGACCGGAAGTATGCCGCATTCTTCGACACCCTCCGCGCTTTCATCAACTATCATCGCGGATATATGGACCTCCCCGTGCTTCAGCCGGAAGAGCGCATCAACTTCTGCGTGAACTTCCGCCGTGAGATACGCTTCGACCTGGAGAATGAAGAGTTTTACGACGAGCCCCGGGTGGAATACATACCGTGGCTGGTAGGATTCTGCCAGTCGGGCACCGTGGTTTACGATGTTTTCGAACAAGGTAAGAAGTGAGTTTTCAGGAATGTATGCTTTTAAGCATTGACAGATGTGCCCGGCTGCGAAGTCGGGCACATCTGTTTAAATTTGATAAATTTGCAAATGCAGCCGCTCTGCCTTTATACGCACGAAGGAAGAACACAAATAAATCAACTATTTAAAACAAAAAAGGAGGATAAAAATGAAACCTCAAACTAAAACGTACAAGCATGTGATAGACTTGTACTTTGAAAGCGTGCCACACAGCATCCGCACATTCAGCGTTCATGGCAATACATTAATTTACATTGAATACGAAGATTATCTGAGCGAACACCATGTAACGGAAGCCCTTCTACGATTATTGGGCACCAGCGTTCTTCTCAGTATCAAGCGAAACTGTTCCGAGCGGCTATTCCAGGAAATACAGCAGCGTTACGGCCTATTCATGAGCCAGCTTGAGCTCTGCGCTGTGATGTCTGAATACGAAGCCTGACGTTTACTCCCCTCCGCATGGTTTTGCGAAGGGGATTTTTTGTATTTGTTTGTCAAAAATGGGAAATAAAGTTATTTTCGCTGTGAACTTTAAACTTAACAGTTATGGAAGAGAAGAGAATAAAAGTAAACTATCGTATTCGTACAAGCAATGAAGATGCACTGGAGTGCCTTATAAACGAATACAATGAAGGGGAAGAAGACCTGATAGCATTGTTCGCAGAAGATGAAGACGGGAAAATAGCGGCTACCTACTGGTATGGAGACCAGGAAGTAAACGCCTATTTCTACGACAATGAACTATGGGACGGAATGATACACTTTTCACATGAATTGTTTGAACAGAAAAAAATGTATATTCCGCATCCGGAGATTACAAATATACAGCGGAATGGAAGTATGCTATGCGTGGAAATGGTTCTATATTTGCCGTGGAGCTCATCTGAAGTGCCATCAATTCCAGATGAAGAGCAGATATACATTCCATCAGAAGGAGAACCTGAGTTATCTATATATGAAAGCAGGATAGTAGGAGTAAAGTATCACACGAATGAAAAACAATATGAAGAGCTTGACGAAAAAGTAATGCGTCTTGAAACCGCTATTCTTCAAAAAGAACCCGAAAACCAATATGACCCTAACGCCATTGCAGCTTATACACAGGATGGGTTGAAAATAGGATATATCCCAAAAGATGAAATAGAATCTGTGAAATCTATTATGGGGAACAATCCGAAATTGGATGTAGAAATGTCTTACATGGATTTCAATGCAGGAAGCATAAATATACGAATCAAGACATGGGTTACAAAATCACTGTTGTCAGAAAAGCTTTTCAAACTTTATTCCCCGATAGAAGTATATCGGGCCAACTACGTTTACCGTAAATGGGGAGGTATAACAGAAAAAACAGAAAGTGAGTTGTTCGACAAATCAAAGCAATTGATAGACTTCAAAAAATTCAATAGCCTTACCATAGGACAGCAGGACCGACTTGCTGAAAAGTGGCTTGATAGAATGACCAGAGCAACAGTAGAAAACCCTACTAATCCAGGATTGAGGATGACCGTGCCACTTGACCTTTCTGTTTATGGAACAAGCTGGAAGAAAATAAATTTAAGAGATGAAGCTAAGCTTGCATTAATAGAAGCTGAAAATAAAATGATTGCCATATATGTAAGGACACGAAGAATGGGATACAAATTTTCTCCCGAGGAATTTGTGGAAGAAATGAACCTTAACGAACTGGGAGAAACCATCATGAAGCGGATGCACTATATTCACGACAACAATAGATTATGAAAAAGTACGATTTTAATGCGATAATCAAATTATAATTGTTACATTTGCCAAGAAATTAAAAGGGAGGAATGATTATTTCTCCCTTTCCGCTTGCTTTTGTGATATTTGTTGTATATTTGCAATGCTCAACATACAACATACACAAATGCAGGTCGTGAACTTGCATAAATCGTGCAGGTTATTTTTGTGACCTCACTTTTAACATATTAGGTGTTATCGTACCCCCGTGTAAACCTGTAATGGGAATACAGCATTTGTGTAATGTGTTGAGCAACGGGAAAGGCGATAACACTTTTTTATACATATATTGTTATGCTCAAAAATTACACGAATCAAATCTTCCAGTACAACGGAAGTCCTATTTCCTTTCAGAAAGGAAGTAGTGTAATGGTTAATGCAACTGAAATGGCAAAGCCTTTTGGGAAACGTCCGGCTAAATGGTTAGAACTTCCTTCAACAAAAGAGTTTTTAATGACTTTACAAACTATCCGAAAATCGGATAGTTTCATTAGAACAGTAGAAGGGAAAAAAGGTGGCACTTGGATGCACGAAGATGTAGCCCTCGAATTTGCACGCTGGCTAAGTCCTGCATTTGCCATCTGGTGCAACGACCGTATTAAAGAACTGCTGATGAAAGGAACCGTCAGCACCCGAACCACGCAAACCGACTACACATGCAATGAAAACACTCATGGAAGTGTAGACAATCTTTCCGGACTCCTCACAGAAATAGAAGAAGAGCTTTCCGAATCCATTTCCATGCTTCAGCATAAGAAAGACCGCATTTCCTACCTTAAATATCGTCTTGAGCGTGAAGAAACCTTGTCGGCAGGAACTGCACAAAGCCAGTTTGAACAGCGCATATCAAGGCTTGAACAGATGATACAGAATTATCTTTCAGGCGACAGCGGTTCCGTCACGCCTGTAAACAAGAATCCCGAAACTACCACACATCCGTTCTACGCAAAAAAAGACATTCCATGCTACACCGTCAGTGAAATACGCACCCGCTTCCGCGATGCCATGCTTGTGCGTCAGATGGCCCGCACCATGAGCCGTGAAAACGGGATAGTGGTACGCACGGCACGCCTTTTCGACTTCCTTCGCCGTGAAGGATGGCTGCTTTCCACACCCGAATGTTACAACGCTCCTTCCGAAGAAAGCACAAAGCGCGGACTGATACTGGCCGCACACTCCAGCGCCACCGGTTCCGGAGTGAAATACTACACACCTTACATCACACGCGAGGGATACGAGTTCTTTTCACGCATCATCATGCAGAAAGGAGGCTACCTATGAAAAAGCGCGAAGCAAGAAAGGCCATAAACGGCTATTTCGGGGAAATAAGACACAGCATTATGTTTACCGTCACACGCCATGGCGTGCTGGCCTATGTGGAATACGAGGACTTCATGCCCGAACACACCGTGCGCCGTGAGCTGGAAAGTCTGCTCGGCAACGGTTATCTGGTCAGTGTGAAACGCGAGTGCTCGCGCTCACTTTTCAAGGAGATTCTGGACTTTCTTTCGTCCGACACGAGCGGCCAGAAAACCCTTCTTATGATGATGGGAAACTACGTTTCTGCGAACCCCCTCCACAATAGTCTGTAGGGCCACTCAAAACAAATGCAGCAAACCACTTGAGAGGTTTGCTGCATATCGCTCGAGAGGTTTGCGGCAAACCACTTTAGAGGTTGCTGGCGCACGATTCAAAAGCCAGTTTCAGAAGTATTTTTTGTCCTTCAAAAACGGTCGGTCTGGGAGGTAATTTAGAGTTGTCGAAAGACAAGTAGTACAAACCTTAAAAACACGATTAAACTATGGCAATCGTTTACGAAAAACAGAAAATCACCCTCGGCTTCAAGAAAGACAAGCCGGAGGTTTACCGCATCAAGCCGGTACGTCAGCAACCCGTCACTTTCGACGACCTTCTTAATGAAGTGAGTAACTCATGCGGTGTGAACCGTTCGCAGACAAAAGCGGTGCTCGAAGCGCTTATCGACCGTATGATTGTGTTCATGAACTACGGCATGCCCGTAAAGCTGGGCGACTTCGGTTCTTTCAAGCCTACCTTCAACTCAAAGACGGGAGCCACTGCCGACGATGTGACTGCCGAAAACGTCACCCGAAAGAAAATCCTTTTCTATCCCGGCAAGCGTTTCAAGCAGATGCTTGAAGGAATGTCTGTCACTACGATGGAAGATTACGACGAAGAGGAGACAGCCGGACAGGAACCTGAACCGGGTGGAGGAACCGAACAGGGAGGAACAGACCCTGACGAGGGAGGTGGCGGATTTACATAAAATCTTTCAGTCTTCTTTTTTTGTTGAGAGAGGGGTGCCCGTGAGGGTGCCTCTTTTTTTTATCAAAAAGTTTCCCCAATCTTATTTGTAAAATAAAGAAAAAGGTTCTATCTTTGTATCGGGAAAAGAAAGATAGCAAAATGGAAACAGAAAAAATTAAGGTATCGGTTAATCAAGGTCTACCGATGATAGCGGAAATGATTAAGTTTAAGTATGTGACAGACTATATTGGGAAATCAAGTAGTTGGATTTATCATAAAATGAATCATGAAACAACAACAACTACATCCAAGGGATTTTCACAGTCAGATATAGATTTGTTAAATACAGTTTTTAAGGAAATAGGTGAGAAGCTGTTGTCTACTAGAATCTCTAGTGTAGAATCGGATGACATTATAGAATCTCGTCAGAAAATTGTAGCTCAAATAAAAGAGTTATCCAAGGTGATATGTATGCCTTACATTTACATCAATAAACTTGGTAAAAATATTACATGGTACAAAAAGAGAATGTCATGTCCTGATAAGTATCGTTTTAGGATGAAGAAATAACTCTTTTCAATATGTCAATAGTAGAAATAGGTAACAAAATTCTATCTATTGAATTGACTCTGTGAAAAATTAAATTTCACACAAAACAGATTATCATAAAAAAGAAATTGTATATTTGTAATGCCCATAAAGAACTATAAGTCACATCTTCATGCCGTGTAATCCGTAAAATCGGATTCAGAGTGGTTCTCTGTGGGCGCACGGCATGAAGATGTGATTTTTTTTAAGATATGAATGAGAAGCAAAACATTATAGCAGAAAAAATACTTTTAGTATTAAAAGAATCAAATGGACATATAAGGGAAAGTGACCTTCTTGATAAACTTGAGAGTGTAGGTAATTCTTTCAATCAATTAGAAAGTACTTTTGTGATAAGCCGAATGATAGAAGACTATAAGCTTATTTATCGCTCAAAATCATGGATATGCTTGTCTTCCAATGGTGAGGTAGCTATAAATTTAGGAATAAGTAAATATATCAGAAAGATACACTCTAACCAACGGTTAGACATTAAGATGAAAAGACTTGAAGTCATATCAAAAATCCTTTCAATAATAAAAGACAGTCATACCATACTGACTATTGCAGTAACAGCAGTATGTACTTCCTTAATATATACCCTATCACCAAACCTAAAGGAGCTCCTAAAATTATTCCTACAATGGTGCAAATCAATTTTCTTTTCTTCATAGATTTTTTATTTTTAGCAAAGATACTAAAAGGAAACGCATGTAGAAAGGACAATATATAAAGTATATAAAGGCAATCGGACGGAATCCGGTTGCCTTTTTTTTGTAATCCCTTCAAAACTGAATAACAATCTGATAATTTGAATTTGAAACAAAAGATTTTTGCCCGATTCGCGATGAAAACCCCGCGCCTCGCTACGTGGGACGTGTCCCTCTGGGACCCCGTCCGGAGGTGATATATGCCCGGGCGGTGGCCGCGTCCGGCGTGCCTGGTGGCTGCTGGTGTCCGCTGGTGGCTGCTGGTGTCCGCTGGTGGCTGCTGGTGGCTGCTGGTGTCCTCGATATGCTGCTGCTGACCTTGCATCTTGTTCCGTACATCGTCAAGCTGACTTTGGATAGTCTGCAACTTCTCCATAGGAACAG